ACAAGACCACGTAAGGCGCGGCACCGTAACGCTGGCCGATCCAAGGTCGGTTATCACTTCACTGCGAATGTCGTAAGCCAAGAGCTACTCCCTCCGTTGGTTTCGAGGGCCGTCTTACGGTTGTGGCATTTCCGGCACAGCCACTGCACGTTGTCCGGATCCAGGCGGGCGCCGCCCTCGCTGAGCGGGACCTTGTGGTCGAGGTGCATCTCGGCACTGGGGCCGGCGCGGCCGCAGGGGAAGGGGTCAGGGGTCAGGGGTGAGGGGATAGGCAGCGGGTTTTCGAGGCTCGCGCCACAGATCGCCGGCACCACGGTCGCGAACCAGCGGCGAAATTTCTCCCAGGCGGCGTCGTAGCCACGCTGCCGCGATGTCCGCCGCGGCACCGGCTGGATCAGTCTCGATGGTCGAAAAGTGGGGATGCGCGACGGCATGACGGGAAACGAACCACAGAGACACAGAGGACACAGAGGGAAGAAACACAGAGGGCAGACAATCATAAACCGCCGCTCTGTGGCATTTTCCTCCGTGTCCTCTGTGTCTCTGTGGTTCGTTCTCCTTCGTCCGGCCTTGCCCCACGTCCCCGCTTCGTGGTGGTTTGCTGGCTGCTCATGGCGTTCGGCGTGCGTCTGCCGAAGCCCTGACCCCTGACCCCTGAGCCTGACCCCTGACCGCTACTGGCTACTGGCCACTGGCTACTGGCTACTCTCGTAGCCATGGCCAGCTCGGGACCCAACTACGCCGGCACCGTCATCGACGATAACTCCATCGGCACGCTCGCCTGGTCCAACCCGGCGAACGCCCAGGGCGCTGTTGATGGCGTCTACGCCACCCGCAACAACACGAACAACACCGTCACCCACTACCTGAACGCCCAGGGATACGGCGGGTTCGGCATCGCCTCCGACGCGACCATCAATGGCGTCGTGGTCGAGATCTATGCCTACGACAACGGCGCCGCCGACGGCGGCAGCAGTGATACCACCGTGAAATTGATCAAGGGCGGCGTCATCAGCGGGAACAACAAGGGCGGCAGCACGGGCTGGCCGACCTCGGGCGGCATCACCTGGCGAAGCTATGGCAACTCGACCGATCTGTGGGGCCTGACGCTAACGCCGGCCGACGTCAACGCCTCGAATTTCGGCGTGGTCCTTTCGAACACCGGCTCGATCGGCCTCACGAAAGGGTGCGGCGTCGACTCCATGCGGATCACGGTCTACTACACGCCGGCGGCGACCATCTATACACCGCCGCCCCACAAATGGAACAGTCTCTTCCGGAGAAAGAACGTGATCATCGTCCTCTTGAAAGCCAAGCCGGTGCCCCTGGCCAAGGCCCCGCCCGACATTCTGCCCGCGCCGACGCGCGTCCGCGTCTCGACGCGCTACTATCCGGCCAAGCAGATGCCGCGCTACGTGATCCAGCCACCCACGACCTCGGTGGTGATCAAGCGCACCCAGGTCCGGCCGTACCGCACCCATTACCAGGTCTGGGGCCGCAAGATCGGCTTCCAGGCCGCCCTGGTCCAGTTCGTCCGCACCGGCAATTCCAAGGTGATCCGCACCTATTTCCCCCAGAAACGGATCGTATTCACGATGCAGCCGCCGGTGACGACCTACGTTCAGCTCCCGGCGAAGGCCCGCACGGTGTTCCTGCGGCCGCAAGCGATCGTGCTGCGTCCGCGTCGCGAGCTGATCCCGGCCGCGGCCGCCGGGCAGCTCGTCGTCACCCGCACCCGGCAGATCGCCGGCGGCCAGAAAGCCACCATCCGCGCCAATCGCTGCGTCCTCATCCCCGGAGCGATCACGACCATCGTGGTCCCGGTGCGCCGGCCGCTGGCCTACCGGCAGCCGAAACCCTACGTGATGCGGCAGTCGCGCGGCCTGATCCCCGGCGCCACCGTGCAGGTGATCGTGCGCGTGACGAGCCCGGTGCGGCAGTTCCGGGTCGTGTCTGGGGCCAACGTCGTCTACATCCGGCACCGGGTCTGGATCCCCAGCCAGCAGCTCGTGTACCTGGTGGTGCCGCCGCGGATCCGGCAGAACCGGGTCGTGGCCACGTTCTTCCGGGCCAAGGTCGCGACCGTGCCGCAGCGGGAGATGCCGGTCGCGCGAACGAAGGCGATCTGCTACCGCCAGGTGATCCCGCACGTGGTCCGCGTCATGCTACCCCAGAAGACGCAGATCCAGCCCGTGATCAGCCGGGCCGTCCGGCAAGTGCGGAGCTACTACCCGGTCCGCCGGGCGGCGCTGCTCGTGCCGCAGCCGATCCAGACCGTGATTTACTCGCGACCCGGCAAGCAGGTCCTGCGGCCGGCGGCGCGGATCCTCCCCAAGAAAATGCTGGTGCCGATCACCAACACCATCACCGTGCCGATCGTCACCAAGGGAACGGCGCGGTTCATCGTCAAACCGTACCCGATGCGCGGTCCGGCCAAGGTGATTACTCAAGCACCCGTGACGACGGTCGTCACGAGCCGGCCGCCGCGTCAGGTGCGGATCCCCTCGGCGACGATCGTTCGCCAGAAACGCCAGGTAACGCCGACCTACATCACCGCCATCATCAACCGGCCGGGCCGGAGTTATCGAGGAGCTGGGCAGCCCTGCCGCGTGCGGGCCGTGGTCCTGCCGGCGGCCGTGGTCCAGGTGCCGATCCGCCTGGCACCGCGGCGGGTGTACGCGCGGACCGTCTACGTCGTCCGCCGCAACGCGGCCGCGGCCCTGTTCGGCGCTCAGACTCAGAACGTGATGGTCAAGTCGGTGAAGGTGGTCCGCTAGAGATCTGGCCGGGAGTCAGTTCGCCGCCGCACACCGGGCACTTGCCGGCCGACTTGAAGTAATCCCCACAACGGATGCAGCACCAGACGTTCCGCTCCACGATCCGCACGCCAACGTCGCGGTCGTTGGTCATGGCCGGATCACCCCACACGGACCGATCGGTGCCGTAGTGCGGACCTGTGCGCACGCCGCCCATCTGAACCGTGAGTCGTCCCTGCCGGCCGTTCATCAACTTAACCCGCATCCGGGCGCGCTGGCTCTGGCGCAGCACGACGTGGCCGTCCGGAAAATCCGGACTCCACAGCCAATGAGAAGAAACCAGCGTTTGGACGATGGTCGTAAAGCCTGGCGGCAGAACCCGCTCGAGCGAGACCTCGTAGTTGCACATCGGCTCCGCAAACAGCAACATGGCGTCGACGCGGCCCTGGCCCTCCTCGGAGAGCAGCTCGATCCCGTCGAACGGAGGTGGTTTGCCGTCGAACTGGACGATCCAGGCGTCCACGCCGCGGAAGTAGTCCACCAGGTCGGTGTGCAGCAGGTCGTTCATTCTTTTGCCCCTGTGGGGAAGCCTTCCGGACAACGAAAGGCGGTCCTGAGAAACCGTCAACCCCCGGAAACGAGGCCTCCCGATGCGCGGTATTTATGAAGCCAGCATACACATCGCCGGTTTGAACGCCCTGAAATCGCTGATGATCTTTCAGGTGCCGGCGGCCAAGCACATGAGCATCCTGTCGGCCCAGGTGTCGAACGCCAGCAACAACACAAACCAACAACTCGAGGCCGGGTTCTACAAAATTACGACGCTGGGGAGTCCCGTGGGGACCGCGGTCACTCCCGGACAGATCGAAGTCGGCGACGCCGCCAGCGCGATCACCGTCACCGCGAACCTCACCACCGAGCCCACCACCTACTCGGCGACCGCTTTCGGACTCGCTGGCTTCTCGAGCTTGGCTGGTTGGCAATACCAACCAGTCCCAGAGGAAAGGCTTCTGATGGCCGCGTCCACGAACTGGGGTCTGAAGCTGACCGACACGGCGCCGACTGCCTTCGACTGCGACGTGTATGTGCGTTGGCAAGAAATCGGCTAAGCCTATGTAGGCGGCCCGGCGACAGGGTCAAGAGGTCCGTTTGTCCACGCGATAGGGGTCAACGATGGCAGATCTGTTTCATGTCGAACGCGGCTGGCACCTGGTCAAGGACCAGAAGGCCACGAGCGGCTACGTGTGGGCCCAGGACGAAACCGGGTTCAGCGTTTGTCGCGGCGGTCAGAAGGGGCCGGGCGGCCACGTGCACCTGGCCAGCGACAAAGAGGGCAACGCCGTCGATGGCGTGGTGGTGGCTCGGGTCGTCGAGGAGGAGGGGCAGCGGGTCCTCAATCTCTGCTCGCCGCTCCCGGTCGACCAGGTCCTGGCGATCGCCAAGGTGGCCAAGGACGCCCCGAAGGCCGATCCGACGCCGAAACCCTACGTCCCCGGTTCACCCACCGGCGGCCGTTAAGCCGGCCGGAGGTGCAGGCGCGTGCACTACGGTCCGATCAGCTACTACCGCCTCGGCTGGGCGGCGCCCCGGCTGCGGCTGCGTGAGATCTTCCCCGTCCCCCATCGACGCCGTATCGTAGCGATCATTACGCCGCCGGCCGTGCTGGGCCCCGCCAAGGCGATCGCCGGCGTATCGTTCGTTCCGCGCCTCGTCGGCCGCAGCCTGGTCGGCGCCATCGGAAGGTGACGAAATGGATCTCAAGACGGTTTCCGAGCGTTTCCAGATTCTAGTGGAGGAGCTGGTCCGCGAGGTCCTCGACACCTGCGCCGATCGGCTGGAGAATCGGGCCAAGCAGTTCGACAAAGCGGCCGCCGCTGAGCCAGGTGAAGGCCACGAGACAATGGCCCATCTGCTGCGCGCTGAGGCCAAGATCATCCGCGCCGGGTGCCACCGCTACGGAGACATCGTCGGAGGAGAAGGCGCAACCGTCAGCCAGGCGCGCGGCTGGCCGAATGGCATGCCCGACCGCTGCTACCAGGATCATCCCAGCAGTCCGGCCGACCGCACCGGACTCGGAGGCTGAACGTGGGCAAAGCTCTCGACTACAGCTCGGCACCCGTCGGCACGCCGCCGTCCCTGATGGCCCGCCTGGTGGCGATCGACGGCTCGGGCGCCCCGATCGCCGGCGAGGGCAACCAGCTCCTGCCGGCCGACGTGACCGCGATCACCCGCCGGGTCTACGACATGACCACCGGCCTCCTGGTCTCCCAGGTGGCGCTGACCGTGTCGTCGGTGCTCGCAGCGACCCTGACCGCCGACGCGGCCTGGCAGTCCAAACCGTTCGCCGACTCGACCGGCCGAAACTTTCTCGATCGGCCGCCCGGATCCAATTTCCAGGTGGCCAATCACGTCTACAAGGTGCTCTACACGCTGACCACGACCGGCGGCACCGAGCTGGACTGGGAGTACGAGCACACCACCACATCCGGGCCGCCCACGGGATGATGAACATGGGACGACTCGTCAGCTTCAAAGAAGCGATGCAGCTCGCCAACTCGATCGGCATCAAAGCGGAAAGGACCGACTACGCCGACAATAGCATCGTGCTCGACCTGGTCGACGGCTCCGCGCTGCATTTCCATTCGGAATACGAAGGGCCTTACTCTGAGGTCACGCCCGGCGAGGGGATCCAGCCACCAACCTGCTACTACGTTCCTGGCCAATGACCCAAGCCCTCGACAAGCGTTGTGCGAGCTGTCTGTTCTGGAGGATCGGCCTGATGGGGGAGTGCCGCTACCCGATGCCGGCGGGTATCACGCCGCCGGCCGGCGTCGACTTCCCCCCGAAGGGACCGGACGATTACTGTTCCCACCACGTCAGAAGGTCGGATTTAGACGGGCGTTCCGAAAATAGTTGAAAAGCGAAACGTCGTGCGAAAACGCCGCAAATTGCCGGTGTTCCTTTCACCCGACGAATCGGCCCGACTGCTCAAGGCCGCGCGGACCATCCGCGAGAAGGCCATCGTCTATTCCCTCCGCTATCTCGGGCTGCGGGTGAGCGAACTGTGCAACTTGCGGGTGGAACGAATCGACCTGGCCCTGGACCAGGTGCTCATTTACCGCGGCAAGGGAGACCGGGACCGCATGCTGCCGCTCAACTCGAAACTGAAGGCCTGCCTGACCAAGTGGCTCCGCCGCCGGCGGGATGGCTACCTGATCCCGAGCGAAATGAAGGCCGGCCGGCCGATCACGCCCCGGGCCGTCCAGTACCTGATGCAGCGCCTGGCCAAGCGGGCCGGCATCATCCGCCTCGACGGACAGACCGTGCACCCGCACTCGCTCCGGCACACGTTCGCCTCCGAGCTGGTCCGCAAGGGCGTGGACCTGACCACCGTCCGCGACCTCTTAGGCCATGCGTCGATCGCCACGACCCAGGTCTACCTGCACACCGCCCCGGAACGGCTCCGCAACGCCGTGAATCTGTTGTGAAAGTTGGACCCACGTTTCAGCGTCCGGCTAACCTTCGCAAGCATGAGAACAACCATCAAGCACGGCGACGCCGTCGATGTGCTTCCAGGCCTGCGGTCTGAGTCCGTCCAGTGCTGCGTCACCTCGCCACCGTACTGGGGCCTCCGAGACTACGGGCTGAAACCGTGCGTATGGGATGGGAGAGAGCATGGCTGCCTGCACCGTTGGGTCGAGCACATTCAACCGGCGGCCAATGGTATCACCCATGATCGCGGAATGTCTGGCAAAACGCTCAGCCAGCGAAGTGCCACGCGAGGTATCAAGCGTTCGGACTTTTGCCGTTGCGGCGCATGGAGAGGCTGTCTCGGGTTGGAGCCCCGGCCGGATCTCTATGTCGAACACTTGGTAACGATCTTTCGCGCGGTGCGGCGCGTTCTTAGAGACGACGGCTGTCTGTGGCTCAATCTTGGCGACAGCTACGCAAGCGGCAAAGGGTCGTGTTTCAATCCCGGCGGCGGTTCCAGATCATTCCCGGATTATCGGAAACGCAGCGGCGTCCTCGTAACCGAAAGGCTGAACGTATCGGAGCTGAGAGACGCAGGACTGAAGCCGAAAGATCTCTGCGGTGTTCCGTGGCGAGTCGCTCTCGCGCTACAGGCGGACGGCTGGTATCTGCGCTGTGACGTGATCTGGTCGAAACCCAATCCTATGCCGGAAAGCGTCAAGGATCGACCGACCAGAGCCCACGAGTATCTGTTTCTGCTCTCGAAATCCGAGCGCTACTTTTACGATTGCGACGCGATCCGGGAACCGTGCGGCCACAACCGCTGGTCCAATCGGCGCAACCGGGACGCGAGCGTGGTCGCTGCGTGTTATGGAGAAGTCGGCACAACCAGCATCATGCGGCGCGGGGAGTTCAATCCGTTTCCATCCGGCGGCCGCAACCGTCGATCGGTGTGGCACATAGCAACGCGACCGTACAGGGGCGCCCATTTCGCGACCTTTCCTCCCAAGCTAGTCGAGCCGTGTATTCTTGCCGGCACACGTCCGGGCGACCTAGTGCTCGATCCGTTCGCCGGCGTGGCGACGACCGGCCTGGTGGCGCTTCAGCACGGGCGGCGATTCGTTGGCATAGAGGCGAGCGCAAAGTACGTCCGCATGGCCGAGAGACGGCTCGAGGAGTTCCAATGGCCAAGAAAAGGCAAGAAACGCGCAAGCTGACCGAGGCGACGCCGGCGGCCGAGCTGCCCAAGCTCCGGCTCGAGTACCTGGATCCGGCGGAGCTGGAATCGAACCCGGCCAACTGGCGAGACCACCCGCAGCGGCAGCTCAACGCCATCGAGGACGTGATCTCCGAGGTGGGCTGGGCCGGCGCGCTCCTTTACAACGAACGCACCAAGCGGCTCATCGACGGCCACGCCCGCAAGGAGAAATTCCAGGGTAAGAAGGTCCCGGTGCTGATCGGATCCTGGACCGAGGAGGAGGAAAAGAAAATCCTGGCCACGCTGGACCCGATCGGCGCCATGGGCGAGGCGAACCAGGCGGCCCTCGCCGAGCTGCTGCCCACCATCAGCACCCAGTCGGACGCCGTGAACGCCCTCCTGATCGAGCTCTCGGGCGAGCAGTCGTATCACACCGCGGAGAAAAAGACCGAGGCCCCGGACATGGAGCGGCTGCCGTTCGAGCAGTACGACTACGTCCTGGTGCTGTGCAAGAACACGATCGACTTTCTGGCGCTGTGTGAACGCCTCGGCCTGGAGTCGGTCGACTTCAGCTCCAAGCCCGGCGTGCAGAAGATCGGCCTGGGCCGCTGCGTCCCCGCGGAGCGGCTCCTGAAACTGATGGTCGAGGCCAAGAAATGATCACCCGGTTAACCGAGTTGTGGTCCGGCCGGTCGTACTCGTTCGACGGCCTGGTCGGCGTGTACACGCGGATCTTTCACATCACCGCGGGATCGTTCCGCTGGCGCGTCACCGTGGACTATTCCGGCGACAACGACGCTTGGCGCATCTCTCAGGTGGAATGCTTATGAAGCGCTCCGACATCGCCATTTGCATTCCCTCGTCCCGGCGGCCGGAGTCCGCCCGCCGCGTGCTCTCGACCGTGATCCCCTCGGCCACGGTCTTTGTCGCCGAGCAGGAGCTCGACGCCTACCTGGCGATCGGCGTCCCGAAAGAGAAACTGCAAACGCACCCCAACCTGTTCGGCCTGGCCCGGATCCGCAACTGGATCGTCGCGCACTCCGGCGCCGAGGTGACCGTCCAGGTGGACGATGACTTCCACGCGATCTACTGCTGGCCCGGCCGCAAGCGGCGGGTGATCACCGAACCCGACCGCATCGAACAGGTGATCTTCAGCCTGGCCACGGTCGCGAAAGATGCAGGGGCCCGGCTCTTTGGCTGGTCCAACGCCGGCCGGCCGCACTACTACAGCGACGGCCGTCCCTTCGAGTTCCGCGGCCCGGTCGGCCGCGCCTTCGGCGTCATCGGCAAGGAGGTGAAGTGGGATGAACGGCTCATCACCATGGTCGACACCGACGCCACGCTCGAGGAGCTGAAGACCACCGGGTTCGTGCTCATCGACGATCGGCTCTACTTTCACTGCGGCGCCATTTACGGCAACCGCGGCGGTATGCAGGCGATCCGTACCAACGACCTCCGCCAGGCCGACGAGAAGTTGATGCTGCAGAAGTGGGGTGAGCGTATCAACATTTCCGAGCGGTCCAAGACCGGCACCTCGACAAACACCATCCGCAAGAATCCGAAGAAAACCGCCCGCGCACGCTGACGGAAACAATTTTCAAAATTCGGTTGTCCCTCGCCTTGCAATCATGTTTGCGAAAGTTAGGCTAAGCCCGGCGACCGATTCCCGAGGGAGTTACGAACAAAACCCCCTCACAGACAAAACGCGATGGACCCCGAGCGTTCGGGGTGCGCGCAGACAGGAGGTTGAACATGCAACTACGCACCAAACGCGGGTATGTGCTCTCCGAGGTGGTTTCCGCATTGCAGAAGGCCATCCGGCGGGCCGACGCGAAACTGGCGGGCTACTGGGTCCTCGAAATGTTCGAGTCCGGGTATGCCGAGTATGCCTGGCGGCGGCTCCTGGTGATCTCGGCCGAGGACGTCTGGGGACTGATCACTCACGAGGTCCGGGCGCTGTACGATTCGTTCACTCAGATCAACCAGCATGGCAAGAAAGGGACGTTGAAGGGCCGCATTTTCCTGTCCAAGGCCACGATTCTCCTCTCCCAGGCCCGCAAATGCCGCGACGCCGATCACCTCCAGAACCTGATTTATGATCCCAAGGCGATCCCCGACCGGACCTTGGAACGTAGTTTGGATGAAGCCAGGAAGGTTCCAGAGGCCATCCCCGACTACGCCCTGGACTGCCACACCTCGGCCGGCAGACAGGCCGGCAAAACGAAAAAGGATTTCTTCCGCGATGAGCACCGGGCGCTCGAACCTCGGGAAAAGGGACTTTTCGATGACATAATCGAGGCGCTGTGACTCGGTACGCAAAGGTACGAACTATTTTGGAAATTCGGTGACAATCCGTTGTCCTTCGCCTTGCAACCATTCCGACCGAAGTTAGGCTAGACCACAGAGTTACGATCTTTCCAATCAGGAGTTACGACGATGACCGCAACCGAACCACGTCCGCTGTGCGCGAAATTCAACGGGACCTGCATCCGCTGCCTGCGGCCGTATGACGCCGGCGACCAGATCCTCAAGATCGGTTACAAGCGTTACGTGCACGAGAGCTGCTCCGTCCCCGCGCTGCCCTCCTCGGAGAATGGCACCGCGGCAGCCGCGATCGACGATGAGACCATTCGCAAGATCGTCCGCCATGAAATCGACCAGTGCGACCGCACCGCACCCAAGCAGGTGATCGAAGTCCGCCTGCCCGATGGCAAGGTCACCCAGCTTGAGGAGCAACTGCACCCGAAATTCGAGCAGGTCCTCAGCCTGGCCGTCTGCCGGCGAAACATTCTCCTGGTCGGACCGGCGGGCTGCGGCAAGAGCCACCTGTGCGAGCAGGTCGCCAAGGCGCTGGGATTGCGATTCGGATTCATCAGCGTCTCGGCCGGCATGTCGGAAGGATCGCTCCTGGGCCGACTGATCCCGACCGGCGAGGCCGGCAAGTTCGAGTACCACATTTCCCGATTCGTCGACTGCTACGAAAACGGTGGCGTGTTCCTCTTGGACGAAATCGACGCCGCGGACAGCAACGTATTGCTGGTGATCAACTCCGCCCTGGCAAACGGGCACCTCGCCATCCCGGCGCGCACCGCGAACCCGGTGGCCAAGCGTCACCCGGACTTTGTGTGCATCGCGGCCGCCAACACTTTCGGGACTGGAGCAGACCGGCAGTACGTCGGCCGCAACCAACTGGATGAGTCGACGCTCGATCGCTTCCGCATCGGCCAGGTGGTTCTCGACTACGACGCGAAGGTCGAGGAGTTCCTGTGCCCGGACGAGGAGCTGCGGGATATGCTCCAGGGCTACCGGCGAGCTGCCCGGGCCGCCAAGCTCCGCCGGGTCATTTCCTCGAGGTTCCTCCGCGATGCTTTCACGATGAAGTCCGCCGGATGGACTCACGACCAGATCAACGAAGCGTTGTTCAGCGGCTGGAGCGCTGACGAAGTGGCGAAGGTGTCCGCGTAGGTCCTCGGACCTGAAAGGGGGTGCAAGATGAGACGGCGAATCAGAAGACGAGCGAGTGTGAGCAGCACGGGCAGGACGGTGGTGAAGGCGTTTGAGAGTGTGGACGCCCAACTCGAAGAGTGCACGAAGGCCGTGAAGGCCGGCCACGTGCATTGGGGCGATGAACGGGGCGCGTTCAATCGCCCCGAGTTCATCGGTCGCGAGTTCGCCGACTGGACGGCCGTTCGCGACACCGCGAATCAACTTTGGCAAGAGGGCGTCGAGATCGTCGAGGAGCTGATGGCCGAGCTGTCCAGGTTCGAGCTGCCTCATCCGACCAACCGCCGCCGCAAGGCGCGGTGGAGTGAGGACGCCGGCGATGAGATCGACAACGACCGGCTGCGTGCAGGCCAGGAGCCATGGCGAGAGTGCGTGCGTCAGCGGACTCATGGAACCCAGACTAAGGTGATCGTCAGCTTCAACGGCACCTCGGCGTACCAGGACCACCGCGAGATTCTGTGGCGGGGTGCTGCCTCTCTGTGCCTCGCGAATCTCTTGGAAGCGGCCGGGTACTCGGTCGAAATCTGGACGTGTGACTCGATGGACTGTGCGTTTAAAAACGGCGACGCCATCCTCAACGCGACCAAAGTGAAGCGTGCCGACCAGCCACTGGACACCGCGACGATCGTCAACAGCCTGGCCGGGTGGTTCTACCGAACCGTGACCTTCGAGTCGCACTACACGGTCGAGGGCCGGCGGGATGTCGTGACCAGCATGGGATACCCGAAAGCACTGTCCGCCGCGAGTCCCGAACTGCAACAGATCACCGAAGGCGCCGACACGATCGTTGTCGACGGCGTGTTCGACCGCTCCGCCGCGATCGAACTGGTCCGAAGTGTGATCGCCAGCCTGGAGGCCAAGTAATGGCATCCTTCAAGTTCACCCCCGCTGACCCCGCCATCGACCAGCGACTCGCCGCGCTGGACCAGTCCGGGATCTTCCCGGATCTGGTTGGCATGGATCCCCCCAGCATCGCCGAGCAGCCGCTCCTCTTCTCACCCGCAACCGATGATCCCATACACGTGGCCTGTCGCCGCTGCGGAGCAGCCGCCGGCAAGAAGTGCCGCAACTACAAGGGACAGGGCAAGTTCACCTGTAAGGAACGCGGCACACCGGAGCCGCGGACCGAAACCGCACCCGATCACCCCATGCTGCCGGGGTTCGACGGAGGTATCGAATGAAGACCGTCTGCCTGGTCGGCTGCTCGAAAGAGAAACTCCCTCACCCGGCACCGGCGAAGGAGCTGTATTGCTCCCCGCTGTTCAAGCTGGCCCGGCAGTGGGCGGAGCGTTACGCCGACGTCTGGGCCATTCTCTCCGGCAAGTACATCGTTCTGGATCCCGAGCGGGTGATCGAACCCTACGACCGGCGGTTCAGCGAACACCGGGCACTCGACTGGCGGACACCGCTGCGGCGGGCGGAGTGGGCGAGTTGTGTGCAGGGACACGTCCAGGCCGCGTTCTGCCAGTACGCGACCCGCAACCGCTTTCCCAAGATCATCGTCCTCGCAGGACGGGAATACTGGCAGTGCCTGGCCGGGCGGTTCGACCTCGCAACCCCGATGGATGGACTCGGCATCGGCGGGCGGTTGCAATGGCTCCGGCAGCAACTGGACAGACCGCACCGGAAGGTATCAGGCGAGTTAAGACGCTCCCGGACGCACCGCGGCGACTCATCCCCCACCCTGTTCGATCTCGTCGACCGGGAGTCCACAAAACGATGAGTACGCAACGGTACGAACTATTTTGGAAATTCAGTGATAATCGGTTGTCCCTCGCCTTGCAACCCGACCGGCAAAAGTTAGGCTAGGCCGCAGAGATGAACGAAACCTCAATGCAAACAGGAGTTACGACGATGACCGACCGGCAACAGGCAGTTCTCAACGACGCAAACCAAAAGGCAGTGTCGCTCGGCAAGTTGCTCGTCAGCCGCATGCGGGATCTGGCGGAGCAGCTCGAGCGCGAGGCGGACCGACTCGACGCCGACCTTGGTTACCACGTGAATAACTGTGGCGTCGTCCAGAGTCGCGGACTCGACATTGACATGCTGTGTGCCCGTTTCCAGGACGCCAAGGAACACATGCTGGTCCTCGGCCACGCCCTGAAGCAGTAAAAACCCGGGAGTTACGGACCGATGGCAACCACCAAATCAACTGCGTCCGGGGTGCGCTCGAAGGTCACCATCACGGTGATCGACGCGGTGTGCCGGCAGTTTCGGCAGGGGACCGGCATTGGTCCCCTGTCGGCCATTCACGGACTACCACCGCAGCGGATCGCCCGGATCCTCCGCAATGCGAACCTGTTGCCCGAGGTGGTGAAGGGGCGGCCGGCGGCCAGACCGCTGACGGCGGAGGAGCTGACCGACCGGCAGTTCCGCCGCGAGTTGCTCGAGATGCTGACGGCGGCGAACCGCTGCTCGATCGGCCTGGGCCACGGCGACCTGCGCGACCTGAAGCGCCGCAACCGCTCCGGACGCATCGACGCTTCGCTGGTCGACGGCCTCGACGACGTCGCGGCGCGGATGCAGGAGAGCTTCCCCGGATTCCTTCCGGCAGAGGATCCGGAACACAAACTGTTTGACCTGTTAGTGAGCGAACGATGGGAACCACACGCCCGGCGGACTTCCCGCCGGCGCTGACCTACACCAAGTAGTCGCCCTTTTGAGGAGTTACGACATGATGACCGCGACCTATTCCCCGGAAGACAACAAGCTGCGTCTGTATTCGACGAGCCGACTGGACAGCGTGGACTACGACCGCGTGAAGCGGGCCGGGTTCAAGTGGGCACCTCGGCAAGAGCTGTTCGTGGCACCGGCCTGGACGCCGGCACGCGAGGATCTGCTCATCGAGCTGTGCGGCTCGATCGACGATGAAGACACCTCACTCGTCCAGCGGGCCGAGGAGCGCTCCGACCGCTTCGAGGAGTATTCGGACAAACGGCACCAGGACGCCGAACGGGCCCACGCGGCCGTGGCGGCGATCGCCGACGACATCCCCCTCGGGCAGCCGATCCTGGTGGGGCACCATTCGGAACGGCACGCACGCAAGGACGCCGAGCGTATCGAGAACGGCATGCGGAAGGCCGTGAAGATGTGGGAAACGTCGAAGTATTGGCTCGACCGTGCCGCGGATGCGATCGCGAATGCGAAGTACAAGGAACGGCCCGACGTCCGCGCCCGCCGGATCAAGAAACTGGAAAGCGACCTCCGCGGCAGTCAGAAGTCGCGTGCCGACGCGGCGCGAGCTATCGCCGCCTGGACTGCCGAGGGACTGACGCTCGAGCGTGCCAAGGCGATCGCCAACTACGACCACATCCACAAGTGCTTTCTGCTGTCCGAGTATCCACGCGAACTGCCGGCGTCGCAGTACGAAGGGTCGATGGGTCTGTGGAGCGCCCTGACCGACGGCGTCATCACCGCGGAGCAGGCGCGAGACATCGCCGTGGCGTGTCATACGGGCACCATCCGCTGGCAGGAGCGCTGGATCGCTCACCTCAAAAATCGACTGGCATACGAGCGTGCCATGCTGGCGGAGGGTGGCGGCCTGGTCGCGGACAAACACGACCTGCAACCCGGCGGCCAGGTCCTCGTCGGCGGCGAGTGGATGACGATTCTTCGCGTCAACAAGAAAAACGGCGTGGCGACCAGCGTCAGCACCAACGGCCGCTACGTCGGCAAGCGCGGCGTGGAAGAGATCCGCGATTACAAACCGCCGACCGAGGAGATCGCCGCCAAGGTGAAGGCCGCGACCAAACTGCCGCCCATGTGCAACTACCCCGGTGACGGCTTCACCCACATCACGCAGGAGGAGTGGAACCGTAGGCACGCCGACTACAAGGGCAGCCGCTCGATCGACGCGACCGCGACCCACGGCCGTCATCGCGTGCGTAGCGGTCTGTTCGGCAAGGGCGGGCTCGGATCCGTCCTGGTCTACATCACCGACGCGAAACGGAAGGATCCGCCGGCGGCGACCGTCGAGGCACCGCGCGTGAAGGTGTCGGAGCTGCCTCACGACCACGACGTCGCCTCGCTGGAGCGTCAGGCGGCCGCAAGCCAGGCGTTTCGCGACCGGCAGGCGGCCGAGGCGGCGACGCCGTTTGCCCAGTTGAAGGAGTCGCTCAAGAACGGCGTGAAGGTGGTTTCCGCACCGCAACTCTTCCCGACCCCGCCCGACGTCGCCGACCAGGTCGTGCAACTGGCGGAGATCGAACACAATCACCGGATCCTGGAGCCGAGCGCCGGCACTGGCAACCTGATCGCCGCCGTCATGCGACGGGACTCGTGCGCCAACGTGGTCGCTGTGGAGATCAGGCCCGCGATCGCCGAGCAGCTCCGCAGCCGCTTCGGCCGAGGCAATTACAACTGTGAGATCCGGTGTGCGGACTTCCTGGATCTGTATAACTCAGAGTTTCCTCTGCACCACAACGACATCGGCACATTCGACCGGATCGTCATGAACCCGCCGTTCGGCAACGCGGCAGACATCAAGCACATCGAACACGCACGCACGCTACTGAACCCGGGCGGCCGCCTGGTGGCGATATGTGCGAATGGACCACGGCAACGCGAGCGGCTCGAACCAATCGCTACAGCGTGGATAGACCTCCCGGACGATACCTTCAAGGACCAAGGGACCGGCGTCCGCACCGCAATAGTGGTGATCGACGCGGCCTGATCGGCTATACTTGGCACGTCGTAACTCCCCCGTCTCGAAGAAACCGGCAACGGCGGATCCGAGACGGGGTTTTCTATTCCCCTCCAGACGTTACCAATCGCGTTTAGACGCTCTTCGCGGCCTGCAGGCGACCCATCCTCCGGCAGCCGGCCGGCAAGGCCCCTAATGGGGGGGGGATGTTTTTCTTATGACCTCTGCTCCCGGGACCGGACGGCAACCTCGCACATTTTTTCGCGAAATTGCATAGGGGGGGGGTGGCGTCGTCGCTTGCCGTGGTTGCCGTCGTCGCCCGGCCGTCGGCTATCGTCCCCCCATGCGTGGCAGGAAACCGCAACCCACCAAGCTCAAGATCCTGACCGGGAACCCCGGCCACCGGCGGCTGAACGCCAACGAACCGATCATTCCAACCGATCTGCCAGCCTGCCCGGACCATCTCGACACCGAAGCGAAGACGAAATGGGCGAGTGTTACCGCCGTGCTGGGCACCAGCGGGCTGCTCACCCAGGCGGACGGCGACACGCTCGCTGCTTATTGCCAGTGCTGGAGTGATTGGGTGAATGCCCGCGTCCGCGTGTCTCAACTGGGGCTGATGCTGGTCTCGAAAGAGACCGGGCAACTGTATCCCAATCCGTACCTGCACGTTGCCAACCGCGCCATGCGGGAAATGACGCGACTCGCCGCCGAACTGGGCCTTACCGCGTCCAGCCGGTCGCGATTGCAACCGGATCCGAGCAAAACCAACGCCGACCCATTCCAGGCGTTCCTGAACCGTGCCAAGAAGACGAGCTAGTAAATGTCCGGTCGAGCGCTACGCCCAGAACGTGCTCGCCGGTAAGATCGTGGCCGGCCACCTGGTCCGTCTCGCCTGCGAACGGCACCTCCGCGACCTGAAGGAGGGCCCCAAGCGCGGCCTGAAGTGGGACAAGCGGGCCGCCGCCTACGCGATCGAGTTCTTTTCTTTCCTCAGCCTGGCCGAGGGGGAGTTCGCCGGCACTCCCTTCAAGCTGCAGCCGTTCCAGGAGTTCATCATCGGCAGTCTGTTCGGCTGGAAGGGATCCGACGGCTACCGGCGTTTTCGCACCGCTTACGTCGAGCAAGGCAAGGGAAACGGCAAGTCGCCGCTGGCCGCCGGCGTCGGACTCTACGGCATGCTGGCCGACAATGAACCGTCGGCGGAGATCTACAGCGCCGCGACCAGGCGCGAGCAGGCCGGGATCCTCTTTCGGGACGCCCGCTTGATGGCGGAATCGTCGCCGACCCTGGCCCGCGTCCTCAAGATCGACCTTTACAACCTGGCCCACGTGCCCTCGGCATCGTTTTTTCGCGCCGTCTCGAGCGAACACCGCGGCCTCGACGGCAAACGGCCGCATATCGTCCTGATCGACGAGGTCCACGAGCACCCGACGCCGATGGTGGTGGACAAGATGCGGGCCGGAACCAAGGGGCGCCGCCAGGCGATGATCTTCGAGATCACCAACTCCGGCTACGACCGCAATACCGTCTGCTATCACCACCACAATTACTCCGAGAAGGTGCTCGCCGGCGTCATCGAGGACGATTCCTGGTTCGCCTATGTCTGCCAACTCGATCCGTGCGACACCTGCAGGGCGGAGGGGAAGACACAGCCGGCCGACGGCTGCCCCAAGTGCGACGACTGGCGCGACGAGAAGGTCTGGCCGAAAGCAAACCCCAATCTCGGCGTGTCCATCACGCTCAAGTACCTCCGCGAGCAGGTGCGTGAGGCGATCGGCATGCCCACGAAAGAGGGGATCGTCAAGCGGCTCAATTTCTGCATCTGGACCGAGGCGGCCACGCACGCGATCCCGATGGACAAGTGGGACCTGTGTGCCAGGCCGGCGGGCGAGGACCTGGCCGGCCGCGAATGCTTCGCGGGGCTCGACATCGGTTCGACCAGCGACTTCACCGCCCTGGTGCGACTCTTTCCCCACGATGACGCCGAGACCGTCGAAATCACCAACGATGCGCCCGCCGCCGGCGACAATCCGCATTCCGATATGCCGGCGGATCCCGAGAAGGTGACGCGGCTGATCATCCGGCGCAGCTACACGGTCCGGGCCACGTTCTGGCTACCGGAGCGGCCGCGAAAGCGCGACGAGCGCATGGCCCAGCAGATCGAGGTGTGGCGCCGCCAGGGACTCATTCGCACCACACCCGGCGAGGTGGTCGACTACGAACAGGTGTCCCAGGAAATCAAGGAAGTCGAGCGCCAGACGCCGTTTCGCCGCCTGGCGATCGACCGGGCGTTCCAGGGTAACTGGATCGCCGCTGTGCTTGCCGATCATTTCGGCGACGCGAACCGCGGCGATGACCGGGTCGTGGTCGCCTTCCCGCAGGGGATCATTTCGCTCAATGGTCCGTTCCGCGAATGGATCGAATTGATCCGCTTAGGCCGGCTCTACCATGATGGGGACCCGGTGCTCCGCTGGATGGCCAGCAACTGCGCGGCCGAGCAGCGCGGCGGCCTGATCAAGCCATCCAAGGAGCACTCGACCGAGAAAATTGACGGGATCACCGCCGGCGTGATGGGCCTGGGCGTGGCCATGCTGCAGGTCGGCTATCAAAGCGTGTACGAAAGCCGAGGCCTCCTGACCCTATGAACCCGACTGCAGTCCGCGACCTCCTCTGCCTCGGCGGCGTCGCCTTTGCGACCGTGGGGCTGTGGTGGCTGTCGCCCGCGATCGCGCTCGTCGTCCTGGGTCTGCTGCTCCTGGCGGCCGGCCTGGCCAGTCACTGGTGGAGGGGCCTGTGATCCTCGATCGACTCTTCCCCCGGCTGACGCCCGCTCCTTCCGACGATTACTGGTATATGTCGACCGGCCGGCAGGTCGCCTCCGGCGTCCGCGTCGACGAGAACGCCGCCTGGAACTATTCCGGCGTCTGGTCCGCCACGCGGATCATTTCCGAGACCGAGGCGATGCTGCCCCTGCCGCTCTATCGCCGGCGGCCCACGCTGGGCAAGGACGTCGCCTGCCAGCATCCCGTCTTCCGGCTCATTCACGACGCACCCAATGACGAGATGGACGCCATGTGCTGGCGCGACACCATGACCGCCTACGCCCTCAACTGGGGTAACGGCGTCAGTGAGATCCAGCGCAACCGCGGCGGCCAGCCGATCGCGCTCTGGCCGATCCATCCGTCGCGGGTGAAGTTCAAGCGGAACAAGCGCAAGATCGTCGAATACTGGATCGCCAACGCCGACCAGACCCACACCGTCCTTACGGCCGAGGACGTCTTCCATTTGACGGGCGTCCTGGCCGAGGACGGCATCGTGGGCAAGGGTGTGATCACCTACGCCCGCGAGTCGATCGGCCTCGGCATCGCCACCGAGCGTTTCGGCGCCGCCTTCTTCGGCAACGGTGCCATCCCCGGCGGTGTGCTGACCCATCCCGGCCGGCTCTCGGAAAAGGCCGCCAAGAACCTGCGCGAGAGCTGGAACACGATCCACAGCGGGCCGTCCAACGCCGCCCGCATGGGTATCCTGGAGGAGGGAACCAAGTACGAGAAAATCGGCATTCCCCCCGAGGACGCCCAGTTCCTGGAGACGCGCAAGTTCAACATCACGGAAATCGCCCGCTGGTATCGCATCCCGGCCCACATGCTCGCCGAACTGGAAGGGGCCAACTACAACTCGCTCGAGCAGATGGGCGCCGAGTTCGTCACCTACTGCCTGATGCCCTGGCTCCGTCGCTGGGAGCTGACGATCGGCCGCAAACTCCTCACCCGCGAGGAACAGACATGGTATTTCGCCCAGCACCACACGCGCTCGCTCCTGCGCGGCGACACCGTGGCGCGGGCTAACGCCCACCAGATCGAGTTCATGAACGGCGCCATCACCATCGACGAGTGGCGCGACGACGAGAACCGCAACCCGCTCCCGGACGAACTGGGCGACAGGCACTACGTCCAGGCCAACCTGACGCCGGTGCAGGCGCCGGCACCCGAGCCGGCCGAGCCGCCGGCGGCCGCCCCGGCGACCAGCGACGCTGGCGAGACCGACGCCGACCGGGCCGCGTCTCCCGAGAACCTCTCCGACGGCGATCTGCTCGAGCTGCCCGACATCCGCCAGGAGGACAACTACAGTTGCGGCGCCGCCGTGGCCATGTCGGTCGGCAAGTATTTCGGCGTCGGCCCGGACACGCTCGAGGAGTGGAAGGCCGCGCTCGATACCACCCCGGAAAACTCCACCCGGCCCTGGAAGATCGTGCAGTACCTGGCCGAGTTGGGCCTGCGCGTCACCGCCGCCGCCGGCCTGACGGTCGACGACCTCCGCGATTTTTGGAAAAAGGGCATGCCCGTGATCTGCCCGATCCAGGAGTACGGCATCCCGAGCAAACAGGCGTCTTTCGACTACGGCCACTACGTCGCCTCGATCGGCGTCTGGGGCAGCAAGTCCCGCTATGTCATGGTCCAGGATCCCTCGGTGGATAACGTGCTGGAGGGGCAGGACGCGGACCAGGCCCCCGGCCGCATGCCGATTCACGAGGATAAGTGGTTGGAAATTTGGCACGACGAGGACGCCGACCAGGAGCAGTACGTCCAGTTCGGGATCGCCGTCGGGCCCGGAGCGAAGCAAGAGGAACAGAAAACAGAGGACAGCCAGCCGCCGACCCCGCCGTCTCTGCCGCCGCCGGCGACTCCGGCCGCAGAGCCCAAGGCCCGCGGCGACGCCGAGCCGCCGGCCCTGCCGGCCGGCGGCACGCTGTCCGAACGGCCGTATATTCCGGGCCAGCACTACGCCAACGCCATGATCCGCGACGCCCTGGCCCGCATGCTCAAGAAAGAGGCCAACGAGGCCCGGCGGGCCGCCAAGAAGCCGGCCACGTTCCTGAACTGGCTCGATCGCTTCTACGCCAAGCATGAGGACCTGGTGTGCCAGGCCGTGATGGTGCCGGCCCAGCTCCTGATCGGCCAGGAACGGGCGGCGCTGGCAATCGCGCGCCGTCATGTGGCACAATCCCGCGATGAACTCCTGAACGCGGCCGACGGCCCGCCCGGGCAATTCCTGGAGCGGGTCGAGGCCGCGGTCTCCGCCTGGCCAGAACGGGCCGCCCAGTTCGAGGTGAATCCATGACCAAGAAACCGATGCCCGCGCAGACTCAGTGGCTCCGCAGCCTGGCGACCAGCAGCGGCGCCAAGGTCGGCGTCGATCGCGAGCAGAACGCCATCCTCGGCTACGTCGTCGCCCAGGAGGGCGTGTTCAAGGATCGTCGCGGTGCCTTCGACATGAAAAGCCTGCGGATGATCCGCGACATGATGGCCTCCGAGCCCAAGGGCCTCAAGTCGCGCTTCACGCACCCGGATATTTCCGGGGACGGTCTCGGCAAGTTCCTCGGCCGGGTCAAGAATCCACGCCTGGACAAGATCCTGAAACCGCTCGACGGGCCGAATCAACCGGGGCTTAGTGACAACGCCTACCGCGAGATCAACGTTGTCCGTGCCGACCTGTACCTGGATCCGACCTGTTTCGATACGCCCAACGGCAATCTCGGGGATTACGTGATGCGCCTGGCGGAGTCAGACTCCGACGCGCTCAGCTCGAGCCTGGTTCTCCGGCCCGACGAAGAAGCCCAGCTCGACGATCGCGGCAAGCCCCTGGTCGACGAGACCGGGCAGCCCCTGCCGACCCTGTGGCGGCCGCTCGAGATTCACGCTTCGGACGTAGTCGACATCGGCGACGCCGTCGACGGATTCCTGTCGATCGACGGCCTGCCCGACGCGATCGTCCGCAAGGGGACGAAGCTCCTGGACGAGCAGTTCGGCGGCCAGGCCCGGGACGTCATTCGCGAGCGCTGCCTGGCCTATCTCGACCGATACTTGGATCACAAATTCGGCCCGAAGCCGATCGTGCTAACGAAGGAACAGCACGACGAGCTGACCAAACGCGGGTCATACCTGGATCCGTGCGTGGCGCCGTGGTCACCCGAGGAAAAGCTCGCCGGCTACGGCGGCCTGACCATCGGCGATATGGTGCAGTTCTGGGATGAAGACAGCGACGACGAGCTGCCCTGTGCCTGCCGCGAGTACGGGATCGTCAAGGCGGTTTCGACGAGCGGCCCGCTCGACATCCCCGGAACCTCCTGCACGCTCGAGGGGACGGTGGAGGATCCGGCCGCCCTGGTGCTGTGCGTGGAGTCCGACGGCAGCGACTACGACGACGGTGAGTGCTACTACCTGGTGCCGTTCTCGAAACTCGAAAAGGTGGTCATGCCCCGCGAGGAGCCGACCGCCGGATCGACGCCGATCGGCTACATGGCCGCCGAGGCCGACGTGGACGAGAACCTGCTCCTGGAAATCGAAATGCGAACGCGGGAGGGGCTGTAAATGTCCGCCCAGGCGCTGGTCTCTATTTCGGGGACGGTCACGGCCGCGCCCTCCGGTTCCAAGCAGATTGGGCCGTTCACGATCTTCAACACCAGCTCCGGCGAGGCGGTGACGCAGTTGACGTCGCTGTCCGGCGACAACACCATCACCGTGCCGCTGGCGACCCTGATCGGCTGCATCATCGTGCCGCCGGCCGGCAACCTGGCCGCCCTGAAACTGAAGGGATCCGCCGGCGACGTCGGCCTGCCGTTGCATCTGACGTTCGCGAGTCCCTATATCTTCCCCGCCGGCACCTCGTCCTTTATCCTCAACGTGGGCAGCGCCGGCGTGGCCATCGAGATCACCTGGTTCTAGTCATGCCCCGAAAAACCGAAAGGACTCTGCACGTGAGCACGGAACGCGACCGCTGGATCATTTCCTTTGACGGCTGCGAGCATCCCCAAGCATTTACCCGCCAGGACAAGGCGCTGGAACGGGCGACCAACATGGTCGCCAAGGGCCAGCGCGGCGTCACCATCGAGCAGCAGCAGCTCGAGGATGGCGTCTGGAAAACCAAGAAAAAGGGGATCATAGCTGCCGTTACCTGCGGTCAGTGCCGGCACTGGTACAAGCGGGAAGCCAACCCGGCCGCTCTGAACGAGGTCCGCGGCGACTGCCGCGAAGGCCCGCCGCAGCAAACGAACCTCCCCGCCGCGAACGCGGCCGGCCAGGTGGTCGGCTTCCAGCACTTTGCCCACTATCCGATCCTGCCCCCTACCTTCCCGGCCTGCGACCGCTTCGATGCGGCGTCGGAGACGTGGACGCCGCCGGCCGAATCGGATGTCGTCGGTCATGCCAAGCCGACCGGCGGCATCCTCCTCGGGAGCTGACCCCCTGGCCCCTCACCCCCTGACCCCCTTTCTTTTGTCTCTCCCCATCCCCTCCCGGTTAGCCTCAACCCCTGACAAACTGAATCGCACGCCCGCCTTTCCTTCAGCCGTCGCTGAATCCAGGCGGCTTTTTCACCCCATCCGCAAGCGCCGTCGCGCTTTCGTGGGCAATGTGGTCCCAACCCAGTCAGGGGCCGGCAGCCGGCGAAGCGCCCATCACGCGCGTCCAACCGTCTCCGGCTTTTCGGGAGAAGAGAACGTGGAGACAAGCCTTCTCGAGCTGCGGCAGCGGCGCAACCAGATCGTCACCGAGCTCTCCGCCCTGAAGACCGTCGTCAAAGGCGCCGGCCGGGGTTTCAACAAGGACGAGCGCGAGCGCGTCACGAAGCTCCTGGCCGACGACGAGCAACTCAAGGCCCAGATCGCCGAGGCCGAGCAGGCCGCCCAGCTCGACGAGCAGCTTTTCGGGCGTATCGGCGAACGCAGCGAGGAACTGGCCCTGCCGCTCCCGCGGCGAACCGCACCGTCCGAGCCCCGCGCCGCCGAACCGACGCCCGAGGATCTCAAGAAGCACGCCGAACAGGGGTTCAAGTCCCTCGGCGAGCAACTCCAGGCCGTGGCCCATGCGGCCATGAACCCGCACGACAAGATCGACCCCCGGCTGGTCTACCACCGCTGGACCGAACGGCTGGCCCCATCCGGCATGTCGGAAGGCGCCCCCTCGGACGGCGGCTTCCTCGTTCAGCAGGACTTCTCCTCCGAAATCATCAAGCGCATGTACCAGTACGGCGAGATCCTGCAGCGGATCCGCTCGATCCCGGTCAGCGCCAACGCCAACGGTCTCCGCATCAACGCCATCGACGAAACCAGCCGTGTCACCGGCAGCCGCTGGGGTGGCGTGCAAGTGTACTGGCAGAATGAGGCCGACTCGCCCACGGCCAAAAAGCCGAAGCTCCGCCAGATGGAGCTGAACCTGAAGAAGCTCATCGGTCTGGCTTATGCGACCGACGAGCTGCTTCAGGACGCCCAGGCGCTCGAAAGCGTCCTCATGCAGGCGTTCTCGGAAGAATTTTCGTTCATGCTCGAGGATGGCTGCATCAACGGCACCGGCGGCGGTCAGATCCTCGGCATCATGAACAGCCCCTGCCTGGTGACCGTCTCGGCCCAGAGCGGCCAGGCGACCAAGACGGTCGTCAAGGAAAATATCGACTCCATGTACGCGCGAATGTGGGGCCGCAGCCGGCCGAACGGGGTCTGGCTTTACAACCAGGACGTCGAGCCCCAGCTCCGCCAGATGGGCTACGTGGTCGGCACCGGCGGCTACCCGGCCTACATGCCTCCGGGCGGCTTGAGCGACGCGCCCTACGCCACGCTCTACGGCCGGCCGGCGATTCCGGTCGAGTATTGCGCCACTCTGGGAACGACCGGCGACATCCTGTTCTGCGACTGGTCGCAGTTCCTGATGATCGACAAGGGCGGCATGCAGTCCGCCAGCTCGATCCACGTGCGCTTCATCAACGACGAAAGCACCTTCCGCTGGGTCTACCGCACGGACGGCCAGCCGACCTGGCATAACGTGCTCACCCCGTACAAGGGAACGAACACGCTGTCGCCGTTCGTGGCCCTGGCGACCCGATAACGCTGTCAACTGTGTGTCCTTTGCGTCCCCTTGGTCCTTGGACCCCTGAGATCTGAAACATGAAAGCACTTAACGACCTGTGGCTCCGCGAGGTGTCGGACGACGAGGTGTGCCTCGCGATCCGTTCCGTGCCGACGCACTATTCGCTGGCGTTCCGGCTGCCGGAGCACTCGAAGATCGAGGAGATCCTCAACCCGGCCACCGATGCCGCCGGCCGGACCGGGGCCTGGATCACCGCTAAGTTCGCGCACAAGGTGTTCTTCGTCTGCCACCTCCAGCAGGGGAACGCCGCCACGGTGACCTTCACCGTCAAGGAGGCGCAGGACCTGTCCGGCACCAGCGCCCAGACGTTCGCGACCAACGTGCCGATCTGGGCCAACGAGGACACCTCCACGGCGACCGGAACCGACACGCTCGTCAAGCAGACCGACGGCACCAGCTACACGACCGGCGCCGCGACCAAGAACAAGATCGTGGTGTTCGAGGTCGACCCGTCGTTCCTGAACAACGCCGGCCCGGCGACGCCCTGGAAGACGCTCACGATCGCCACCGGGGCCTCGAACGCGGCCAACATTACCCAGTGCATCGCCTACGTGATCTTCCAGCGCTACAGCCAGGCGACACCGCCGTCCATGAACACCACGGCGTAACCGAGCGGAGAGCCGAGAGCGGAGAGCCAAGAGCCGGCCCACGGAGAAGACGAATGACGACCTTGCGGTATCTCGAAGTCTCGGACGATGAGGTTATCTCCCTCATCCGCCAGGTGCCCACGCACTTTACGAGCAAGGGCCTGATGGCGCCGGGCCTGGGTCAGATGGGCCCGCAAGCCCAAACTTACGATGACCAGCTCTCGCCGAGCGTCGGCGCGTCGGTCTGGGACAGCGCACCTCAGTGCGCCATGATGCGCGACATGCTGGCCGGCTCCGAGTTCATGGACGATTTCATCGGGCTGGTCAAGGCTGCCGACGCCTGGATCCTGTCCACCGTCACGAGCGGAACCGCCACCGCAGGCTCCTTGGCCGGCGGTACGGCCGCCCTGAACGCAGGCGCCACCACGGCCAACCAGGGCGTGGAATTGCAGCGTGCCGGTGGTCATTTCCTCACGGCGACCGGCAAGCATATGTGGTTTGAGTGCCGGTTCAAGGTGAACGTCCTGGCCGCACAGATCATGTGCGGCTTGGCCAATATTACCACGACGGTCTTCGCGGCCGGTGCCATCAGCGCCACCGACATCATCGGTTATACGTCGCTGACCGGCGACGGCGTGATGCTGCAAAACACACGAGCCAGCGGAACCGGTACGACCAACACCGGACCGACGCTCGTCGCCGCGACTTACATCCGGCTTGGTTTCACGGTGGTCGACAACACGACCGTAACTTTTTACGTCAATGGCGTGGCCCAGGCGACCAAGCAGACGACCAACATTCCCTCTGCCTCGCTGGCGCCGGTGTTCGTCTTGAAGGCCGCCGGCGGCGGCACGACGCCGCAGATGGATCTCGACTACGTGAACGTCATCCAGCTCCGTTAAAGGTTAAAGGTGTCAGGAGCCGTTGCCGGCAACGGCCCGAAGGGTGCTTCGCACAACGGCTCCTGACACCTTTCAGAGGATCCCATGTCCTGGAACCTGAAGGGCGTCCCGTTTCACGGCGAGTTCAGCTCGGCAGATGCTTCCGCGCTGTCCGAGGCCAACTCGCGCTTCACGCTCTTTCCGGCCGGCTTCATCAAGGCCGGGACCACGATCACGCTCAAGTCGTCGACGGAAGGGACCGATACGCTCCTGGGCTCGGTAGTGATCATCACCGACATTCTGATCTCGATTGGTGCCTCGGCCCTGGCCGTCCAGGTCTACGATGGCGCCGACAACACGGTGGACGCCGGCGAGCTGGTCGCCAAGGCCCAGGTCCTGATCAATACCAATACGTCGATCCGCCTGTTCGTGCCGCATTACTGCATGGCCGGCACCTATCCGAAGGTGAAGACCTCGGGCGCCGGCCAGGTCGACGTCACCATTCACGGACTGATCTCTGACGTGGGGTTCTGATGCGTGTCCGTTTGAACCAGGGTCGCTATGCCGGCGATGTAGTGGACATGCCGTTCACGACGGCGAAGACCATGATCGAGCTCGGCCGGGCCGAACCGATCGACTGCCTGCATCTGTTTCCGGCACCGCCGGCGGCCGCCGCGGCCGAGGGAGAAAACGTGAATGGGCCTGCTGCAGATCATCCCGCCCGCCGTCGAGCCCATAAGCGTCGATGAGGCCAAGGACTGGTTGCGCGAACGCGGCGACGATCAGAACGGCGTCATCACCGCCCTGACGCGCAGCGCCCGCGAATACTGCGAGGTCAAGACCGGCCGGCAGCTCATCACTGCCACCTGGCAACTCGTCCTGGACAGCTTCTACGACCAGCGCTACACGCAGTACGGCTCGTTCAGCGACCTCCGCTACGGCAAGTACAACTCGCTCAACAACTGGGCCATCCGCGTGCCGCGCTCGCCGCTGCAGGCGGTGACCTCCATCACTTACATCGACCCGAGCGGGATCACGCAGACCTTGGATCCGAGCCAATACCAGGTCGATCTGGTCTCGGAGCCGGCCCGGGTGGCGCCGGCCTATGCCATTCCCTGGCCCGTGACCCGTAGCGTCATGGCGGCGATCACGGTCACCTTCCGGGCCGGGTTCGGCGACCAGGCCAGCGAGGTGCCCGACGGCATCCGCCAGGCCATGCGACTCCTGATCGCGCACTGGTACGAAAACCGTTACGCCGTGACGGACTTCGCCACCAGCAAGGTGCCGCTCGCCGTCGATACGCTCCTGGCCGCGAATTGGACCGGCCAGTACGTGTGAGGTAACACAAGCGGCCATGCGTATCGCCTGGATCGGCTGGTCGACCTGGGCCATCAAGACCTGCGACAAGGTCGACCTCGGGCCGTTCTATTCGTTCGAGGCCGCAGCCGTCATGCTGCGGCTTCTCAATCCGATGGAGCACCCCAGCCATGGAAGAGTTGCTGCGAGCGCTGAAAAAGATCCGCCGCCTGGCGGGCGAGTCGAAGTATGACCATTTCGGCCCGATGCTGAAGGTCCGCGAGTGGATCCAGGAAGCGATGGAGGCCTCGCGAACGGTCGGCCCGATCCTGGAGTCGCCGCCTCCGAGGAAACAACTCGTGATCCTGGAGTTTCCCGATACAGCAGCCGATGAGCACGTTGCCCGTGTGATCGCCGCGGCCGAGGAGAAGCTCGAGGCCTGCGGCATCCCGCACGAGATCCTGGCGCTACACGGTGCCGCCGCCCAGGTGCTAGATGGAACCGACGCGGCCTGGGCTGACATGGTCGACAAAGCATTCACCACAGAGCACGCAGAGACCGCAGAGAGTCTCCCCGCGCTCCAGTCGGCGGTTTCTTCTCATGCTTCGACCCCGTAACCGTGCCGGCCGCTTTCGCAAGCGCGGCACCATCCAGTACCTGCCCAAGAGCCTCGCGGCCAACGCCAACGAGTTCAACGAGCCGGACCTCACCGCCTGGAAACCGTTCCTGGCCGACGTCTGGTTCAACCTGAAGGGGATCACCGGCCGCGAGATCTACTACGGCCACGAGATCGTCGGCGACGCCTCGCACCTGATCGAGTGCCGTTTCATCGCCGGCGTAACGCCGGCTATGCGTATGGCCTTCTTCGACCAGTACCAGCTCGATCCGGCAACCGGGAAACTCGGCAAGCAGCGCTTTTTCAATTTCGATTACGTGGACGACCTGGAGAACCGGCACGTGGAGCTCTACATCCAGTGCCACGAGCCGGTGTAACCATGAAACTCCAGATCCAGGTCCGGGACGGCATCACTGCCAAGCTCAAGTCACTGCCGCAGAAGATCCAGAACCGGGTGCAGAAGGAAGGGTTGAACGAGGCCGGCCGGATCGTCGCCGGCGAGATGGCGAGCCGGGCCCCGGTGTCGCGGGATCCGCGGCTGGTGCCGGGCCTTCTCCAAAAGGCGATCGGCGCCAAGACCAAGACCTACCGCCGCAAGATCGTGGTGCTGGTGGTTGGTCCGCGCAAGGGTTTCCGGACCAACAAGAAGACCAAGGAACGCAAACGCACCCGTTTCGCCCGCGTCATCGGCACTCGTAACGGAAAAGAGCTCCTGCAAATCCCGAGCAAGTACGCGCACCTGGCAGGGCCTGGACGCAAGGCGACCTTTGGCCGGGAGGGCGCCCGCGCCGGCAAACGCCTGGCCGAAAGCGTGCTGGCCGGCAAACTCAGACAGGCCCTGGCGGATCAGTAAAGAAGATTCACCACAGAGCACACAGAGAGCGCAGAGAGTCTCTGGCTGTTTTTCCGCTCTGTGCGCTCTGTGCTCTCTGTGGTTAATTTCTGCCTTTGAAATGATCTCGAAGTACCTCATCCAGCTCCTGCTCGAGGCCCCGACCATCACCGCCCTGGTCAGCACCCGGATCGCCTCCAAGAAGGTGCCGCAGTGGACCGACGTCGACAACGACAATCCGAGTCCCTACGTCACCATCAAACAGGACCGCGGCACGCATGAGAAGTGCACGCAGGGCCGCATCGGCCTGCAGGACGCGGTTTTGCTGGTCACCGTGCACGCCCTGACCGTGAAGCTCGCCGACCAGGTCCTCGACGTCATCTCCAAGTACCTCGACGGCACCGCCAACAGCACCAACGTCTCGATCACGGCCGGCAGCCACACCGTGACCATGAAAGCCTGCCTGCAGGAGGACGACACCGAGGAGGAGGATTGGCTGCCGAGTCCGCACATGGACGAAATTGGCCTGCACACGGCGTCGGCCCGGTTTCGCGTCTGGTGCACCGAAGAAACGTGAGGTTTCGTCCATGTCGGGTCAAATCGGTTTCGGCTACGACTACCAGCTCTCCACCAACGGCGGGGCCAGCTACGCAACGGTCGGACAGATCCGCGACATCGCCTTGCCGGAGCACGAGGCCACCGCGATCGACAAGTCGTTTACGCAGATGTCGAATCGCTGGATGCTCTATCGGCCCGGTTTGATCAACCCCGGCGAGTCCACTTTCCAGCTCATTTACGACAAGCAAACCTGGCCCACGATCCTGGCCAACATCGGCGTCGATGGACTCTTTTTCAAGATCGTCTACAGCGACCTGAACGTCAGCGCCTCGACCGAGATCTTCGGCGGCTTCCTACGCAAGGCCAGCCGGCCGGCGCCCCTGGACGGCCTGGTGCTCTTTACCATCACCGTCCGCGTCAGCGGCATCCCGGCCTTCACCGCCGGCACCTAGCGAATAAAGGTGTCTGGAACCGTTGCCGGCAACGGCCCGAAGGGTGCTCCGCACAACGGTTCCAGACACCTTTATTCGCCCGCCCCCGAAGGAGACTTTCAAATGGCAGTGCAGACGTCTACACCCGGACTGGCCGGCCCGCAGCCCTACCGGCTTCACGACATCCGCTTCGATCAGGCCTGGATCCTGGCCGTGGACCTCGGCAAGCTCCTGTCGACGAACGCTGGCCGCGATCAGTGGCCGCTGCTGGCCCAGCAGATCGAGGACGCCCTGCACCCCGAGAGCGTCCACCACGACGAGCACCCCGAGCCGTTCGACGAGTCGCGGGCCTGGGACTTTCCCAAGTACATCGCCGAGTTCCACCAGGCGCTCGAGCTGGTGCCGAAGGATCCGGCGGCCGCGGCCAAGGCCCTCGGCCAGGTGTGCTGGGAAATCTATCTGAGCCACCCCAAGCAGTTTTCGCGGAAGTACCTTCGCAAGGCCTGGAAGAGGAAACCGGAGCAGCCGGGACCAGCCGGCGACGATTCCGAGTAGCGCCGAGAGCACAGAGCGGTTGGTTTCCCGGTTCGCAGTGCTACGTTTCGAGTTCCTCCTTCTTGTTCAACCGCTCTGTGTTCTCTGTGCTCTCTGTGGTTAAATCAATCCGACCGGAACAGTCACTCGGAACTATCCTGCTGAAAGAGGAGGCCCCATCATGGCCCGACGTTCCGGACCCCATCCCAACACTGCCGCGCTGAACGCGGCCGCTGCGCAGGGCGACATGCCGGCCGCCGCGATCGCCGCCGCGATCGAAAAGCAACTCAAGTTCGCCGGCGAGGATCCCCCCCAGCTCGAGCCGGGCGAGTATCCGCTTCGCGGCCGCGTCACGATCGAGCTGGACTGCTCGGTCTCGAAGGGCGATCCGGTGGGCACGACCCAGTCCTTCAAACCCGACTGGCCGGCCGTCGTGGCCTGCATCCTGGACGAGTGCAAGATCCACCCCGACCGGATCCAGCCGTTTCTGACCGCTGTCTTCCGCCGCGTCGGCAAGGAGAAGGTCCCGGTCGTGGAGAAGGCCACGGTCGACGCCGTGATCGACACCGAGAAAGCCAAGATGCCCGCCGGCGCCGATCGCCAGGGCGCGACCAAGGTCTCCGGCCGGGTCGAGCTGGTGTCGTATCAGCCGACTTCTATCGCCGCAGCCGGCTAGGCGAATAAAGGTGTCTGGAACCGTTGCCGGCAACGGCCCGAAGGGTGCTTCGCACAACGGTTCCAGACACCTTTATTCGCCGGCCCCCTAGTTCTAGGGAGAAGCTTTTATGCCCGTACTCACTGCAGCGCAGCTCCTGGAGAAGCTCGGCGATCGTCCGCACAAACGTCTCGCCATCCCCGAGCTGGGCGGCGACGTCCTGATCCAGAAGCTCTCGGCCGAGGACCGTGGCCAGCTCGACGTCTGGATCGCCGACTATCGGGACAACGCCGCCAAGAAAGGCGATGACCCCGAGGGCTGGCGGCTCCTGATGCGGCCCAAGATCATTTCCCTGTGCCTCGTCGACGAGGCCGGCAAACCCCTCTTTTCCGAGCAGCAGCTCGAGGACCTGGCCGAGGGCGCCGTCGACCTGGTCGAGCGTCTCTACGACGAATGCCGGCATTACAACCGGCTCATGCTCACCGACGCGGAAAAAAAAAGCTCCGCCGGAACCCCGACTGGCGTTTCCACCACCGGCTAGCCCTGGCCCTCGGCATGCCCGTCGGCGAGATGCTCCGCCGCATGGACGCCGCCGAGCTGGAGGACTGGATCGAGTTCTACCGCCTCGAGCCGTTCGGACCGCTCCGCGACGACCTCCGCTTCGGCATGGTGGTCTCGGCCGTGCTCGGCTCGTTTGGCGTCAGTAAAACGCCGGCGGAGATCTTCGAGTCACTGAAGGACCAGGCGGCCACGGTCCAGGGACCGGAAGAGATCCGCCGCGAGCTGATGCGCTTTCACGCCATCTATGGCGGCAATTCGGAGGAAATGCGAGAGGACAGAGAACAGACGACAGACGACAGCAACCCATAAAAGACTGCTGTCCGCTGTCCTCTGTCCTCTGTCCTCTGTTCTCTTTCTTCACATGGCTGACATCGGCAACTACTCATTTGTCATCACCGCCGACGCGACGCAAGGGATACAGGTGCTCGAGCAGCTCGGCCAGAAGGTGCAGGCGATCTCGAACACGGTCAGCCATACGCTCGCCGGCCCGACGGTGACCGGGGCCTTCAAGACGCTCACCGACGGCATCAAGTCGCCGTTCAATGCGCTGAAGGAGATCAGCCCGGCTCTGTCCGGGATTATGGGGCCGCTGGCCGGGGTCGCCAGCATCGGCGGCCTGGTCTACGCCATCGGCAGCGGAGTCGAGAAGCTGGCCCTGATGGGCCGGACCGCCCGGCAGGTCGGCCTGGAGGTCGGCCAGTTCTCCGGCCTGGTGTCCCTCGCCGGCGGCGACGTCGAGGAAATGGCCAGCCAGATCGTCAAGCTCAATCGCCACCTCGGCGAGGCGCAAAAGTCGTTCGAGTCCGGCGCCGAGTTCCGTTCGCTCGGCCTGGATCCGTCCAAGATGCGGACCACCGGTGACGCCATCGACCAAATTTTCGTCCGCTACAACCAACTCAATTCGGCGGCCGACAAGGCGGTCCTGCTCGAGAAGACGTTCGGCCGGCAGGGGGAGGAGATGGGCCGCATCTTCGCCAAGGCCGGCGGCGACTTGGCCACCTTCCACGAGATGGTCAACGCCCACGCCCAGGACGCCTCCGGAGTCGAGGCCGCCGAACGCGGCGCCAAGGCCTGGGCCGCGCTCGGCCGCGCCGTCAAGGACACGTTCCTCGGCATCTCGGGCTGGCTGGCCAAGGCCAAGGAATCCGTCTGGGATCCCGCCGCCAACTGGGTGACGCAGATGGTCGCCGAGCTGGCCGAGGAGTTCGGTGCCGGCGCCTCCAGCGACAAAATCATGGAGATCGTCAACAAGAACGCGGCCGCCTCCAAGGCCGCGCCGGCGGGAACGCAGGACCTGGCCGCCAGCGACGCCACCGAGGCGATCAACAAGCTCAATCACGAGTTGCTGACGCAGGTCGATACCTTCGGCATGACCAGCGACGCCGTCGACCGCTACAAGCAGCTCCAGGCCGGCGCCGCCCAGAACGTGGTCGACCTGAACCAGGAGTTGAACGAGCAGCTCCGCGCTCTCAACGCCCAGAAGTACGGCTGGGATCAGATCAACAAGATCATCGCGGAAACCGCCTCGCCGATCGAGAAGATCGCCGACGAAATGCTATTCTTGAACGCCCAGTTCGAGAACCTCGGCCCGGATGCCTACTTCAAAAAGCTCGGCATGATGGCGCAATCGCTGGGCAGCCTGGGCACAACTTCGGCGCCGGCCAACGCCTTCGCCGAAGCGGGGTCGCGCGAGGCCAACCGAATCACCTACGAATTGCAGCAGGGCCAGATGAGCACCCAGGAGCGGATGCGCGCCCTGCTCGAGTCGATCGACATTAAACAGGGCCTGACCCTGGAACAAGGGCGAGTTCTCGCCCAACTCATGGCCGAACGCAACCGCCCGATCACCGCCTCCTTCTGAACCGATTCGTCTCAGTTTTCCTTAGCTGTTCTCTGTCCTCTGTTCTCTGTTCTCTTCTTCGGCATGGCCATCATCGCCGTCGAGGAGGTGTGGAACGGACGCATGGCGTCGCGGGACATCGGCAACGTCCGCGAGTACCGTCGCACCTTCCGCATCACCACGAACAACATGCAGGACGGCCCGTTCGTCGTCGGAAACAACAACATTTCCGGTCTGCCGGGGCTGTTCACGCCTTATTCCGATACCGAGGGAAATGTCGACTTGGGCGCGCTGTGCCAGAAGTACACGCCGCGCAACTCCGACGATCCGTTCACCTGGTTCATCGACGTCGATTACTCCAGCTCGCTGACCCGCTACGAGGCCCCGGTGTCGCGCGAGGTCTCTGGACGCACGGGAAAAGCCGAGCAGGCCGCGGCCGGCGCCGAAAACCTGAATCCGCTGCTCCAGCCGCCCGTGATCCAGTTTTCGCAAGCGCGCTATCAGCGCGAGATCGAGACCTGGCAAAGCCAGGTCGTTTATGGCAACACCACGATTGCCGCCGGGACGCCCATCACCAATTCGGCCAATGATCCATTCGACCCGCCGGCGATCGCCGACTACACGCGCCTGGTCGCAACCTATGAGCGGAACGAGGCCCGTTGCCCGTTTGCCGCCATGACGATCTATCAGGACGTAACCAATGCCGATAACTTCTGGGGCGCTCCGCCGTTTTGCTGCAAGGTCAACGTGAACGCTCAGAGCGCCTTTACGCAGGGATTCTTCTACTGGCGGGTCACGTATACGCTTGAATTTCGTTTCGATCAGGGAGCGGGCGGCTTCATAGGCACGACCATCGGCTGGCTTAAACAGGCGATCGACAAAGGCACGCGACAACTGGTGAATGGCGCTCAGACCGTCATCGTCGATCCCAACGGTCAGATCGTCACGACGCCCGTGCCGCTCGACGGCACCGGCAAGGCCCTGGCGATTTCCGTGCAGTTCAGCGGTGGCAGCCCGACGACACAAGCGCGTGCGTTCGCCACTGTCGCCAATGGCCAGATCACGAATGTAACGCTTCTGACCGGCGGCACCGGGTATAGCTCCGCGCCGACGGTCAGTTTTTCCGGTGGTGGTGGCTCGGGTGCTACGGCGACTGCGACCGTGACCAACGGCGCGGTAACCGGCGTCAGCTTGACGAATGGCGGTTCTGGTTACAGCCTGACGCCGTTTTACACTTTCCCGATCGCCCTCTATCCGACGCAGGCGTTCGCACCCCTGCAGTTGATTCAGCCGTCCTAGAGAGGAAGCGCCGAATGCTCGCTTGTGATTATTGCAAACGTGGCGACGACAATGTCCGCGGCTATCACATCGTCTGGGCTGTCTGGGGCCGCATCGACCTCGATCACGAGTTCATTTCGCACACCTGGGAACTGTGCCCGGGCTGCGCCGCCAAGATCCACAAGCAAGTCGAGGACCTCATCGCCGGGATCACAACCGATGCACCGGGCAAGCCGGTGCTGAGCATGCCAAATCCGGTTTTCGCCAGAGGCGGGCCGCCGGAACCGCCGGAGAAGACCTGATGGACGATTACGCACTGGATGCCGCCGCGCTGGCGCGAGTCAAACAGGCGGTCGTCGAGTCCGAGCAGGCGGTCAAGCCTAGCGATTGGAATCCGCGCCGTCCCCATACCGCTGGCGGGGTCAATACGCCCCAATTCTTCAAGGCCGGCGCGGCTCCTTCGTCTGATCAGTATTACACCGGCGATCTGGTCACATGGGATGGAAGTCTCGAAACGACGATCGCGGCGGGCGTCCGTGCTACTGCTCTCAACGGCGCGGCACTCAGTCCGGGTCAACGCTACCCGGCGCGGATCACCGGAACCCAGGACGCGAATGGCGTACCCGTTTTCACCATCGACGACGCCGGCGGCCGCTGGGGCGACCTGCACTACTTTCGGCATCGGACCGTGACCAGCGATCATCAGGCTCTGTCATACCTTGTGGGCGTCACGTCGAGCGGCATTTGGGTCCAGAACGCGCAGCTCCCATCGGCCGGAGGGGCCTACGGATTTCCGCTGTTCAGCGGCCTGGGGGGAACGCTGTCGAACCTGCACGCTTACATTTCAGACCAGTCTTCTCTGGGCGGGGTGGGTACAAACGCTCGCTTCGGCGTCTACGACATCGTGGGCGGCAATTCGATCATGCCGAACAACCGGCTCTATGACTCCGGTGATCTGTTTAGCGGCTCCGGCAATACCGGGTTTATCAACTGCACGCCAAACATAACGCTGAGCCAGGGGACGCTCTACTGGGTGTTCTTGCGTGTGCAGAATTTCGTATCGTGGCAGGGCCTGTTCGGAACCTGCTTCTGGCCGGTGCTCGGGTTTCAAACTCCGAGCGCCTTCCTCGACGGCGGCTTGATCGCGATCGCCGGCGGCGGTGCCTACGGTCCTTACCCCCAACCATGGGGTCTCGTCTCTTCAAACTCGCTCTTGACCCCCGACGGATTCGCCGGTCGCAACGTGCCGGTGATTTTCTTCCAGGTCTCGGCCTAGTTGCCGGCGCGGTTTCGCGCGCAGTATTCTCGACTCTCCCGGAACAGAGAAGAGGCGCCCAGCATGCAACTCCCCGATACACCGCAGCCGTCGATGCGCAACGTCGTGGTCGGTACGCTCTTGACCACGGTTGGCGGTGCCATCATCACCGGCCTCATCTGGCTCTTGAACCTCGGCAACCGCGTCGTCTCGATCGAGACCATCATTCCCGAGGTCCGCGGTCAGCTCGAGCGCTTCGACAAGAAACTCGATCGCGTTTTGATGGAAAAGAAATAACCCCCGAGAGTGCCCCCCCGATGTTTCCCTCGCCCAAGATGCGCCCTGTCCTCGTCGAGATCCTCCGCTGCCTGCTCTACGCGATCATCCTGGTTCTGCTCGCCTTCGCGTTTGCGAGCGTGGTCTTCGGGCAGTACCCGCAATACCGGCAGCAGCAGTTCCAGCCGCAGTTCCGGCAGCAGCACCGGCAGCAGGCCGAGGAGCCACAGCAGCAGCCGACCGGCGCCCACCCCGAGGCCTGCTGGGCCGTGTTGCGGGTCCCCTCGCACGGCGCCAGTGCCACGATCGTCTGGACCGCACCCGGCCGCACCCTGATCCTCGGCTGCGCCCACGCCTACGAGGGTCAGATGGCGGCGAAGCCGATGGAGTTCGACATCCCGGCCGACGTCCAGCTTGCGCCCCAGGCGGTCGGTAGCCAGCTCCTGGCCGTCGACCACGACCTGGACCTGTCCCTGGTGCTCCTCAAGACCGGGCCGTTTCCCTACGTCGCTCCGATCGCGCCCGCCGGCTCTACGCCGAGCCGCGACGTGTGGAGCTGCGGCTACGACAACATGACGCTACACGCCGGCCGCCCCTTGTGCCGGCACGCCACGATCCTCCGCGACGACGGCCGGCAGTTCTGGACGCAGGAGCCGCCCTGGCACGGCCGCTCCGGCGGTGGCCTGATCGACACCGGCTCCGGCTGCATCCTCGGCTGCTGTACCGGGTACGTGCGCTATCCGCAGGGTCCGGGTCTCTATAGCAGCTCGAGCGCTGTACACAGGTTCCTCACCCAAAAGGGCTATGTGGCCTTGATCGGCGCGGCATCTCCAAGCGCACGATTGGGCGCGGGGCCGACGTTTGCGCCACAATTCCAGTCGCCCATCTTCATGCAACCCCGGTGCGGTCCGGGAGGCTGACACTAGAACGCTTCCGCCCGTGCGGCGGAATCCCAAAATGAAGCGAGTCTTTCCCTACGCTGTTGTCGGCCTCGTTCTCGGAGCGGGAATTGGTTGCCTGTACTTTTACGACCGCACTTTCGAGGTTCGGGGCGAGGGCTTGACCTCAGAACAGTACCTGCGGAGTGAATTTCCGTGGAAGGGTAACGGCGCACACCTTCTTGAAGAAACCTTGGAATCGCTTGCCGGCATTGATACCTTTGGCGGTTTTTTTGTCAGCGAAGGCAAGGTTTATCGCTTTAGCGTCGAAGTGAGGCGGAATAGGGGCGGTTGGTACTTTCAGCAATGCATCTGCCTCCACGTTCCTTGTAAGTACCTGATCTTCAAATATTGAGGGAGGAGTCCGATGAAACGACTCGGCGCCGTTTTGTTTGTGCTGCTTTTTCTCCTGGCCGTGGCGACGATCGCGAGCGCTTGCCCGCGCGGTCACCGGCAGCATGCGTGCCATCCGCACCACCACCGCCTCGCCAGCCGGCTGCGGCCCGTCCTCCGGTTGGAGGTTCGCACTGGCTGCCGCGGTCATGATCGCGGCGACTGTCCTTGTGGTCCTGGCTGCCAGTGTCCTGATTGTGCTTGCGGATCAGCGTGCCAAAAGGCGGCGCCGAAGCATGTGTGCTACCCGCACCCGGCCTTCTCGCAGACGCACTGTCCGCGGTAGTGCAGACGTCTGCACCGGAAACGAATGGAGCGCCCAATGTGGAAACGAATGCTGCCCCTGATTGCTCTGACTGTCCTTGTCCTTACCACGTCCGCGCACGCGCAGCTTTCGCCGTGGCGGCGGCAGATGGAACAGCGGCACAAGGAGCTGGTCTCCCGCCACGAGAGCCTGCAGCAGCAGCTCAATCAACACCTGCAGAACGGCGACAACCGTCAGCCGCAGGCGCCGATCATCATTCAGCAGCCGTCGCCGCCGGGACAGATCCTGCAACCGCAGGGACCTCCGGGCCAGATCCTGAGCCCGCAAGGGCCTCCGGGACAGATCCTGCAGCCGCAGGGACCTCCGGGGCAGATCCTGAGTCCGCAAGGTCCCCCAGGCCAGATTCTGCAGCCGCAAGGCCCACCCGGACAGCAGATCACCCCGCAGGGGCCGCCGGGACAGCAACTGCAGCCGAACAGCCCTCCGGGACAGATCCTCGGACCGCAACCGTCGCCGCAGCAGCCGGCTCCGACGCCGCCCCAGCAGATGGGGCCGCCGGCGCCGACGCCTAGCCCGACGCCGCAGGGAGGACCCGGACAGCGGCTCGGTCCGTCCACGTACCAGCGGTTCACCGACGGCGTGCGCGTCGTGCACGCCCTCGGCCCGATTCAATGAAAGGCCCGAACAGAGATGAAGAACATCAGTGACATCCGCGCCGACCTGCTGGCCGTCTCGTTCTCCTGCGCAGCGGTCGTCATGTCCAAGGTGCAGGTGAGCTTGCCCCTCAGCGCCGATCCCGTCAAGGCGCTCGAGCAGCAGACGCAGCAGTTCAACAAAATGTTGTACGAGGTGGCCAAGGACTTTTATTTCGGCATCGTCGGCGCCTTCAACGATCATCAGGCGACGGACTGGCCCGACGTGCAGCTCGACCCCGCGCAGGTCGCGGGCGTGCCCGCCGGCGGAAACCTGGCTAGTACGCTCAGCGCCTTGGTCCCCGTGCTGACCGCCGCGGGAACGCAGGCGAGTCCGGTCCTGGCCGCCGTGCAGCAACTGCTTGCAGGCCTGGGCGCCGGACAGCAGCCGGCCGCGCCGCCGGCCACCCCGCAACCCCTTCTCCCGCATTGATCGACCCGACTTCTCTGTTTCTGGTGGGCGGCTGCCTGGTCGGACTGGTGTGCGGCCTGGCCGTCGCCCCGCTGAGTAAAGACATGCCCGGACTTCCCTACGACGATCAGCCGCCAGATCCGACGCCCGACCCGGCACCCAAGCCGGGATGGAAGACCACCGAGTTCTGGCTGGCGCTGTTGCCGACCGTGTTTACGATCGTCCAGGCCTCGGGCCTGATCCCCGCCGGCGACGCCGCCGGCCTGTCCTCGGATACCTCGAAGATTGTCATCGGCATCTTCGCCGTCTGCAGCGTCGTCGCTTACATCCGCTCCCGCGTCATGGTGAAAACCAAAAGCTGACCGATGCCGATCCTTTTCGTCCCTTTGGTCCTTTTAGTCATTGGCCCTATGCGCATGCCCTACGCGGACGAGGAGAAGGGCTACCCGGACGTGAAGCTCGACCAGCTCGCCACCGGCAAATGGCTACGGCCGCGGGCCCGGATCATCGGCGAAGTGGTCTTCAAAAAGCGGGAAGAGGACGGCGACCTCCACCTGTCGCTGAAGGACGGCAATCACTTCGTCGTATGTGAGTTCATCCCCGAACTGATGCCGGAGGATCTGCCCAGCGTAAACGACCGGGTCGAAATCTGGGGCGTCGTTCGTTACGACGGCTGGCATAAATGGTGGGAGCTCCACCCCGTCATCGGCTGGAAAAAAGCGGCCAAATGAGCCGTTTCGGGGCTGACAAGCTGATCAGCCAGACCTTACAATAGGCGGCTAAATGACTTGCGACTGCGCACTGGCATGGATGCCGGGTGAGCAAGGAGGTTCACTTTCGGCCACGGCCGGCCGACAGGGAAGAAGAGGCGCCCGGGCGACCGGGATCGTATGCCCGATTGCTCGGTGTTCGGTTCCGACCGGAACACCGGGACCTTGACAGTACGCTTCTTTCCGCCATTTGCAAATCTAGTGCCGCCTCTTCACCAGGTCCGGAGTACGTCCCGGGCCGGAGGGAGGCGTGTCCTTGTCGATCGACCCGTCGCGCATCGCCGCCGTGTACGAGATCCCCGACTGCGGCTGTAAGTACGTCCTTCCCTGCAACTGTCCCAAGCAGGTCATTTCCGAACCCGGCCGCCGCAAGGTCACGCTGCCCTGCGACTGTCCGGTGCATATCGCCAGGCCCTGCAGCCACGTTCTCGAAAGCGACTTCCAGTTCCGCTGCCGCAAGTGCGGCTGGCGACCGACCGGCCTCAAGCTCCGCGACCTGTACGAGTACGGCGATCAGGGTGAGGTGGTCGGCATCCTGCTCGTGGCCTGTCCCGACTGTGACGCGCCGGTCGCCGAGGGACTCAGCTTCGAGGAGTGGCGCGAGTTCCTCTGGCACTACCGGGAACCCGACTACGCGGATCCGCCGCCGCCGGCGGCGGCGATGATCGTTCTCAAGCGCGAGGCCCGCGTCGAGGTCCTCCGCAACCGCGCCGCCATCGACGAATGGCAGGCCCTCTGTCCGAGCTGCCCCTGGCATTCCGCGGTGCTCCCCAAGAAACGCCTGCACCGGCATCGCCACTGTCCGCGCTGCGGCGCCCAGGCCCGGCACGAGCCATTGCCGCGGCACCACCTCTGGCACGACGAGGACCTGCGTCCCGAGCACGCGGTCGTCGACTGCCTCCGCCGCCTGGTCGGCATGACCGACAACTGGCGGCCGGTCCAACTCGGCCTCGAGGTCATGACCCAGTCCAGGCCCAAGGTGAAGGTGGAGCTGCCGACCAAGGTCGACGACCGCTGGGCCGGTCTGCCGCCCACGATCCCGGACGAGATCACGGGGCCGGAACGGAAAGCCCTGTTGCGTAAGCAATGGTTCGGAGAAGCGCGATGACCAAAGTAGTGAGCAAACCGCTCAACGCCGACGAAAGCGCCCGCCTGGCCGAGCTGGAGAAGATCGTCGAGGCCGGTCAGGAGCAGTGGGTCTCGGTCGGCCTGGCCCTGTGCGAGATCCGCGACAAGCAGCTCTTTCGTGCCGACTATCCGGACTTCAAGAGCTACGTCCGCGAGCGCTGGCCGTTCTGCCGGCAGCACGCCTACCGGCTCATGCGCGACGCCGGCTTTTTGAAAGAGCTGGGGCTGGAGGAGTCTCCCACGGGAGACACGCGGAGCCATCGCCAGGTCCGCGATCGGCTCGAATCGCTCGGCTCCAAGGCGCTCGAGAGCCTTTCCGACGAACAGAAACGGCAGGTCATCGAGGACGAGGAGAAGAAGGCCGTCGCCAGTGCCCCCAAGACCGTCGGCGGCGAGAACAAGGGCGAGCGCATCGAGCAGGGGCTGCGGCTGGTCAAGCGCGCGATCGCCGTCTTTGGCGGCATCGGCCCCGAGGCCGAGGCCACGGTTACTTACCTGGAGGCGGCCGAAAGGGAGGCCGAGAAACTGTGAAAGGACAACGCACTTTACGAATCACAGGCGAGTTGCTGATTGACATTTTGAAGGGCCTCAAGGCCGGACCGCCGCGCTACTTCAAGGTGCTCAAGAATGCGATACCGGACGATGCGGAGCTGGTCGGCGCCAGAATCTCCGATCTGGCCCCGGCCCTAGTTGTGATGGAGCTCGAAAGCGCGCAGTGGTCGCCGGACAAGAACGGCGCCGAGTTGGACGAGCCCGTGCTCCAGGCGGTCACGTCTCCTATAATCCCCCCCTAACGGATTGTCCGCTCGCCCGGCTGACTCGCTACGGTCGAACCATCACACACGGAGGGCGCCCGCTGATGGCTCGTCATCGTTTCCTGCTCCTCTGCCTCCAGGTCCTGATCGTCTCGCTGGCACTGAACGATCTGCTCTTTACCCGCGACCTGGCCCGCACCGCCGGCATCGACATCGTCGAGAACAATCCGCTCGCCGTGTGGCTCTTCCAGCGCTTCGGCGTCGCCGGCATCCTCGGCCTGAAGTCCGTCACCGTGACGCTCTTCTCGGTCCTGTCCTGGGTGATCGCGAGCCATCCCGAGAAACCCGAACGGGCCCCGGTGCTGATGGGGGTCGGCTGTGTCCTCCACCTGGTCGCCGTGGCGGGTCATGGCTGGATGTTTCTCTGGTTGGGAGGGAACCCATGAATACGCGCACGCGCGGGCCCAAGCGCAGGGCCTCCGTCCGTTCCGAGGCCGAACGCGATCGGCTAGTCGAGCAGCATTTCGACCTGGTGCGGCGCGTGGCCGGGGCGCTATTCGCCAGATCGAGCTATCTCCGCCGCGCCTTCCGCGGCCGTATCGATGACGCCGAATCGGCCGGGTATACCGGTCTCCTCCGCGCGGCGGAGCTGTGGGATCCCGCCATGACGGCCTCCTTTGCCGTCTACGCGAGCTATGCCATTTCGAACCGGATTCGTGATTGGCTCCGCCATCACCACGACCTGATCCACGTGCCCCGGCTGGCTCGTCGAAACCCCGCCAACCAACACCTTTCCCGGATTGGTCCGCTGGTCGAAGACAAGCTGTACGTCGAAGAGCGCGACGACTGCCGGTATCCGCCCGAATACCGCGAAGCCTTGGACGAAGCGCTCGTCAAGCTTTCCGATCGCGAACGCCGGTTGATCCGGCACTATTACGAGCTGGGGCTGCCGCTGGGCCAGCTCGCGGCTGTGGAAAAGCGCACCAAGTCGACTATGTCGCTCCGACACACCGCCGCGATCCGCCACCTCCGCGCTTTCATCCGCGAATCGCATCCGGAACTGTTGATACGTTAAAACGAACCACAGAGACACAGAGGACACTGAGAAAAAGGCAACACCGAGTCCTCTGTGTTTCTTCCTCTGTGTTCTCTGTGCCTCTGTGGTTCGTTTTCTTCTTCCGGAGTTCGCCCATGCGTCACCATCGCGCCCAGCTTTCGCTCGAGCAGCTCGAAACCCGCTGTCAACCCAGTGTGGTCCTGAACCCGTCGCCCGGCGTCTACGCCTGCCTCACGGGCGATCAACCCGACGAGACCGTGGAGTTCCGTTCCATCATCCAGTCCGCACCGCCCAAGTCGGCGATCGACCTGGAGGGACAGATCCCGCTCACCGACATGGTGGACCTGACCTACGGCGTGGGTAAGAACGGCCAGCCGGGGCTCGCGCCCGGCTTCAGTTTCTTTTCGGTCGGCGGCGCTCGCGTCTACGGCACCGTCAGCGGCCATCCGCTGATCGGCCGGAACCTGCAGGGGCTGAGCTCCACCGCCTCGGAGCAGTTCTCCAATATCGAGTTCCATAACTTCGCGCCGGACGGGACGGACGTCGAGCTGGAGTATACGCAGGACGTGACGTTCAACCACTGCCGCTTCCTGGTCGGCGGCGGCCCGGTGCAGCAGCCCGGCCAGCTCGCCGAGGGCCTGGTGATCGGCGCCGTCTGCAAGCTCGAGCAAGACATCCGCATCCGCGACTGCACGTTCCTCGGCAACGAAGCGACCGCGCCCAATTCGATCGGTGCCGACATCTCGGCCGGCCGCTGCGACTTCTACAGCGTGGCCGGCTACCAGTTGCGCGAAGCGCTTGCCGTGGGCGGCCTGGTGAATGTCTACGGCGGTCATTTCGAGGAGGACTGGGACGCGATCGTCACCGGCAACCGCGGCCGCATGTACCAGGGCGTGATCCAGGGCTGCGACTTCGAGGCCGACGTCGAGGCGATCGTCGTCACCAAGTCGACGTCGAACGTGTCGATCGAGGATTGCAACGTGGTCGGCGACAAGCACGCCGGTAGCATCTATCCGGTGTGCGGTATCGACGTGCAGCGCGGCAGCGGTTCGGTGTATATGCAGAACGACGTGGTGGGCGGATCGTTTAGCCAGTCGGCCATCCACCTCGGCGGCAACGGACCCGTGTTCTGCGTGCTGGTTAGTGCCGGCAACCGCGGCCTGGCCGGCAGTACGCTCACCTGGGACATCACCATGGATCCGAGCCTACTCGTCCGGATCCTCTGCACGTAAGATGGCCCTGGCGACGCGCCAGCTTCAGCCGCCGCGTGGATGTGTCCCACGCCGGCGGCTTTTCTTTTGTCTCCGCCGGTCTGGTGTTCTCCAGGCCATGTCCCGCCGCCGCTACGAGCTGATCCTCCGCGCCGCACCCATGAGGGGCGTGCCGGCGACGGTGCGCCTGAGGCATTTCCTGAAGGCCGCCTGGCGGAAATGGGCCCTGCGGTGCGAGAGCGTGCGCGAGGTCCTAGTGCCGATTGATGGCCATCAGGATCCCGGTCAGAACGGCCGCCACCACGAACAAAATCGGCACCAGGGTAAGCGTGGCGAGAAAAAAGCCGTAGGCAAATCCGAAGCCGAATCGAAACCCGTCGCCTACCATCAGCGGCTGCTGTGGTGATGGCTTGGCAATAAGTGAAGCCGGCGGCGGCTCTTGCCTCGGCTCCGGCGGTGCGGTGCTAGATGCGCCTTTGTGAATAACGCGACGCAGCGGCTCCGGGAGAGGCTCAGCTACAAACAAGTAGTGACAGGTGGGGCACTTGGTCTTGCCACCGTTGGGCACGAAGCTATCGAGATCGGTTTTGCAACGCGGACACTGAACGCGGACAGCCATCGCAGCCTCCCCGGGCAGCGCTATATGGCCACGGCCTTACGTTTGCGACCGGGCCGCTTTCGCGGCACCACTTCCAGATCCGGCCGCTTCAGCGCTTTGGCCATCAATCGCACTACGAACTCCGAGAGCGGGATGCCTTGCTCGTCAGCGGCTTTCCCGGCGAGATCCTTGAGCTCCGGCGGTGCGTAAACTGGAATGACTGCAACCAACTTTGCCTCCTTGGCTTCTGCCTGGCGGTGCGCGTTGAATGCTCTGGCCATAAGAATAACAATCCCTTTCCCAAATTGGAATATCAAAGAAAATTTAATTTTGATATTGCAATTGCGGTTGCCGAGCTTAGAATCAACCTCCGCTTCGGTTTCTGGGTCAATGAGGATTCGGTCATGCGAACGTCAGAAACGGTGCTCGGAGGTGACGCATGACCTCCGTTCGCGGCTTGCTCATCTCCGGTCCTGAGTCGAACCTGTTCGACTTCCACATCGCGGTCTGTTTCGCGCTGATAAGCCACGAGAAGCGTGCCAGCACCGTTTACTACGGCTGCATGGAAGAGAGTCTGGCCATGGCTCTCGAAGCCGCGACACGCCATGACGTGACCGTGCAGGAGATCATCGGCGCCGGCGACACGGAGCGTTACCAAACGCTGCGTATGGGCAGTCATGGCATGGCGTGGAAACCTCGCAAGAAGAAAGGGGCCGCTACGTGAGCAGCCTCTACGATCTGATGGAGCGGCCCAAGGATCCGTGCGAGCGGAAGCACGGCGGCAATGAGCAGTCCGTCCTCGCCTTCCAGCACCTCGCCGATCGGCTCAGTCACGACCGGGCCCAGGTGTACGACTTCATCTGCCGGGCCGGCCTGGCCGGCGCGACCTGCAAAGAGTTTAGCGCTCACATGGGCAAGGGGCAGAACCACTACAGCGGCCGCTTCACCGAGCTGTCCGCCAAGGGGCTGATCCTCGACTCCTGCCGGAGACGTGATCGGTCGACCGTGTGGGTGTCCAGGAATGCGGTCCTCCCGACCGACGGAGGTGCCGCGTGAGGTTCACCTCGCGTCACATCAGCTGTTGTGATGAGCGCCAGCCGCGCTGGCCGGGAGAGATCTCTGACAGCCTCCTGTCGTCCGTCATAGAGGCCTCCGTGGAGCATGAACCCCAGGCACCTGTGGAAGCGAACTAATGAGCCGAAGCGAGAAACCGAATCTAGATTCGCTTTGTGTCGGTACTGGTTCCCAGTGTTTCTTGTGGGGTGACCCCCATCTTGGACAGACGGGGGGCGCCCTGTGGAGCTCAGGCTTATGCTGCGAGAATTCGGGTGGATCAAGCTGCGTGGATCTCGGAAGTACCACTTTTTCAGCGGCCCAGTGTCGCGCTGTAACGGGTGGCGCTGCCTGTACTGGGAGGCTCGCGTTCAGTCCGGACGGTTGGAAGACGCCCCGCCTGTCCGACAAAGATGCCAGAAATGCGACGTCGATCAGTCCACCGCCGCGATGTCAGACGATTGAAGCCATTCAACCCCGCGCGGGAAGGGAGGGAGAGGAACCCGACCCGCGCATCTCAAATTTTTGTAGCGATTCGCGCGGGGAGCTCGGGAGTAGGGCAGGGATCCGCGCGATAGCTTTCGGCAACCCCCGTGCGGCCGGTCTGGAGCAGCAGCCGGCCGCCACGTCACTCCGGCCAGAGCGGGAGATCCCAGCCGCTCTGGTCGGTTCTCTTCTCCGGCGGCGGCTTGCGCTGCCGGCGGCTGACCTGCTCGGCGACCCGGCACAGGTGGCCGGCGTCGCCGGCCGCATGGCTGTAGTGGCTCACCATCCGAGTCGAGCGGTGCCCGACCTGGTCGGCGATCTGGCGTTCACCGACGCCGTTCTTGGTGGCCCTGGTCACGTACAGGTGCCGGAAGCAGTAGGCGGAAAGATCCGAGGGCAGACCGGCCCGATCCCGCCAGCGCGCGAAGTGCCGGGCGAAGGCGTGGTGATCCGCCCACGGCTCGCCGTTGCCGTTCAGGCACACGTGCTCCTGCCAGAGCGGCGCCCGCCGCTGCAGGATCTTCAAGAATCGCACCGTCTTGACGGTCAGACCGACCTGGCGGTCGCCGAGATCGCCGGACAGCTTGCCGCCCTTGTGATTGCGGATCCACAGGCAAGGGGCCGGGTTGCCGTAGCGATCGACGGCCTGGAAGTCGACGTCGCACCAGCGAAGGGACCGGAGCTCGCAGGTACGGATGCCGGTATGGAACAGGACGAACAGCGCTCGTTTCAGGGCGCGGGATCCAGGGCTCGGTCCCACAGTGAGGTCACGGCCGGCCGGGAGTTTGATGCTCCCACGGATGGAACGGCCGGACGTGACCCGCATAAGCACCAGGTACTCCCATTCTTCGGCCGGCCGCCGCGGCCGGGTGCGGAGTTTCAGGTTCCGCGGCCGTCGATAGGGGCTGGCCTCGATGAGTTCCTCGTCCACCGCCCAGTTGAACGGCCGCAGGATCGTGTTCAGGATCCGCTTCTTGGTGTAGTTGCCCCACTGCGAATGAACCTCCAGCCATTTCGTCACGTCGCGTTGCCTGCAGTCCGGCATCGTCTGGTGGCCGTGCTCATCACCGAAGCGCCTCAGCTCGCGGCAGGCGTCCGTGTAGGCGTGCTTCGAGTAGTCGCCGGCGGCGACGCGGGTGGTCAGGTGCTCGAGGTACTCGCGGAAAACGTCCCCGACCGTGACGGGCGGCTCGGGCAGGTGCAGGATCTGCGGCTCTGCAGACGACATTCTCGGCCCTCCACAAACCAACGACGGCAGAGGGGAGAGCCGGGGCCCCGGCACGACGCCGGGGCTTCTACCAACATAGCCCGTAGTTCGATGGAGGCAAATATGTCGGACCTGCAAGTGCTGGCGATCGGGCTGGCGGCACTGCTGCTGCTGTCGGTCGCGGGTGGCGTGATCAAGTCCGGGAGGAAACCATGAGTGCTACGAGTCATCTGTGGGCACGCGCAGGGAGCGCCGAGCGGCTACAGCGCAACCGCATCCGAGGATCCGTTCGAGCGCTCTCTACGCGTCTCCATCGGTGGCTGATGGCGGCGTTCCGCGCGGGGACGTGGGGAACCGTTCGAGTCTCTACGCGTCTCCATCGGTGGCTGATGGCGGCGTTCCGCTGCCTGTCCGACTTCCGGACAGGACGGACCGAGTTTTCAACCTGGAAAGGAGGCCGCGCGGAGAAGGTATCGTCTTGTTGCGACGGCTCGCCGCTGGCGGTCGTGTCCGCTTACGCCGGCGGCGGGCTGGCTTACCTGGTCGTGCAGGAGGCCGCCCGCGAGTGCTTCGATTCTACCAGCGAGCAGGCCTACCTCGCCGCCGACCGCTGGACGAAGGAGGTGGCGGTCGTCGCCTTCCGCAAGATGGGCGCGTCGCTGGACGAGGCGAAGCTCCTGGCCAAGCTCCTGTCGCTTGGTGCGATGGTCTATTGCGCGGAAAGGATGGAACGGAGGGCGAGGTGAGGCACTGGGACCGGGTCCCCCACGGAACCCGAGGTCAACCCAAGTTGGTTGACAATCCGACGATAGTCGGATCCCCGCGTGTAACAGCCGGGCTCGCAAGTCCGGCTGAATTTAGTCCCAGTGTCTCACCCCGGCCTCCGTGGAGGGCGAGTAGCCGCAGGCTTAAGCCACGGGTTGTCTCACCACGGCCTCCGTGGAGGGCGAGGTGAGACGCTGCACCACGCGAACACTGGCTGGGCGACAGGGTTCCGTGTGGGGGAGCAGCGTCTCACCCCGGCCTCCGGGCCGGGACGCAGAACCATCCTGCCGGCCGGCGTAGGCCGGTGGGATCCATCATGAGCTGGAACGCATGGCATGGGCCGCCGTAGCGGTAAAAAACTACTGCAACCGCCACGATCGGCAGTCCACCGCGATCGGCCGCCGCCATCGGGCGGACAGGACGGCTGAGTGCGTAACCCGGAGGTGAGAACGATGGAAGTCGATACGTCGAACCGGTTCCTGGTGAGTGCGATTGGCGACAAGATAGTCGTGCTCGGATTTCCGGGCGGCCTGAGTCGCGGCAAGAGCGCGGAGCTGCTCGTTCAACTCCTCACCAGGGACGACGCCATCAATCTCGCCGCCTGGCTCGTCGCTCTGGCGGATCCCGCCGGCGATGATTTCCAGCGCACGCTAAAAGCGGTGCAAATGAAAAAAGGTCCGGCGGATTGAGCTCGATCCGCCATCCCTGGCTTTACGTCTCCTTGGACTCGACACAAGCCGGCCAGGAGCCGAGGCGTTCGGTGTGCGCGCGGGCGATTGTGAGACAAAAACTCCCCCCACACCCCCCTCCGTTCCGCTTTCGTTTGCGCTTTCGTGTTCGTTCCCTGACAGGAGCTCGTCAGGGAACGCAAGCGCAAACGCCAACGAAAACGGAGCTCTTTGCACGGATGGGCAACATGGACGCCAGGTTCGAGGACGAGATCGCCACCGGCAGCGGACGCCGCAAGCTGCGGATCGCCGGCCGGCCCGGCGAGGGGAGGACCGAGGAGTACGTGCTCCTGGAAGAGCCGCCGGAGAAACCCGTGAAGACGCACTTTCGGGAAAAGACCGTGCCGCATTACACCAGCAACTGTCCCCACTGCGGACCCGAGGGGGAAGACGACACCACGCCGTACTGGTACATCGGCGCCTGCGACGTCTCCGGCGATCGCGTCATCCTCGAGCTGACCGAGAAGTGCTACAACGCGGCCCGGTCCTACGTTCTCGCCCATCCGCTCCGCGAGCCGCCGGATCTCTTCACCCCGGAGCCGATCGACGACTGCGAGCGCGAGCAATTACGGGGCCTGCCGGCGACGAGCTTCAAGGGCCTGGTGGTCACAATCAGCCGCGCCAGCGCTTATCGCAGCCAGCGCGTGCTCCGCTGCAAACAACGAGTCGGTCGCTTTCCCGACTGGCCTTATCAAACCCGCCACGAGCTGGCCCGCATCTGGCAGGTACGGATCCGGCCGCGGCTGTTCAAGGAGGCGTGATGACCTGTGCCCGCTGCGACCGGCTGACCAAGGCCCTCCGCGAGATCGCTCGCGTCGCCGGCGACCACCGCAAGCGTGCCGCCGAGGCCATTACCAAGGCCGGCGGCGCGGATCCCAAGAGCACGCCCTACTCCGATACCGAGTCCGAGGCCTTCGCCTACTGGCGGGGCTACCGAGAATCCCTGGTGGGCATCGTCGCGATCGCCAACGATGCACTTAGAGAACCGTGATTTTAGGAGTTAAACCGATGTTCCTACGTGACCTGGTATTGAAGGCAGCCGCAGCGCTGCCCGAATCGTTCACCCTCTCCGACCTGGTGGTCCAGAGCTGGAAACTGGATCCCGAGCACGTGGGCCTGACCGGCTATCCATATCCCGACTCGCGCAAGGTGGCGACCGTGCTCTACGGCGCGAAAGGCCTGATCGAGCGCGGCCAACTCCGCAAGCTCATTAACGATCGGCTGTCGCTCGACGTCAGCACCCGGCTCGAGCTGGAAACGGACGCAGAGCCGCCGGCCGCGGACGACGTCGGCCTGACCGATACCGAGCGCAAGATGTGGCTCCGCGGCGACCGCAACACCGCGACCCTGGTGGTGATGAAGCGGCTCGGCGTCGACGCCAAGCACGCCCTGAAATTGATCGAGGAAATCATGGCGGAGGTGGCGGCATAGGCGATGACGCAAAACGAAATTCGCCGCGAACGCTATCGGCTCGAGCGGGACATCGACCAGGCCGCCCTGGACCTGGAACCCGGACGGGCCATGCTCCGGCAACTGCAGGCGGAATGCCGGCATCCGTGGCTTAGGCCCACAAGATGGGAGCGCTGGCGAGGGCACCGGAGCTGTGCGGATTGCGGGTGGGTGGAATGAAGGCAAATTAACCACAGAGAGCACAGAGAACACAGAGCGGAAAAAAACGTGCGGCGACTCTCTGTGGTCTCTGTGTGCGGTGAAAACTCTTTTGAGAGGAAATTCAATGGCGGAAGAATGCCGCTCCATGACGGTGGACGTGTTCGTGGATAAAGAGCAGATCCAAGCGATCCGGGATTCGATCGCCCGCTACCGGGCCGGCTGCCGGCAGCTCTTCGCCGTCCTGGGGTTGGCCCAGGCGGCCGGGGCGGCTATCGGCGGTGACGAAGATCAGCTCAGGATCACGCCCGGCAACGATCGCGCCAAGCTGATCCTGGCGGCGAGCCTCGATAGCGCCGCCATCGAGCGCGGCGACAAGGAAAAGGGAGAGGGGCAGGCCTGGACGGTGAAGGTCGGTGCCGGCGCCGCCTACGAGCTGCGTGAGTACTTCCGCGCGCAGCTCTATCCGACCGCACTGTCGTTCGTCTGGGACTCGGCCCGCCGCCAGGTGTGGAATCGCTGGACCGCCAAGGACCCGGAGTTCACCCGTGCCGGCCGCGGCTGGTTAGTTCTGCAGGGCGCGCGCGGGCTGGCCTGGTTTCGCGGCGTCGGCATCGAGTTCCCGCAGGCCACGGCCCGGCCGAAACTGCATGGCCGATCGGCGACGCTCAAGTGGGACAGCGAGCTGGGGCCCATCGTCTTGGACCTCCTCAAGCGCTCGGACGGGCGCGGGCTCGATCCTGGCCGCTGGTATATCTGGAAGCAGGTCCGCGACGGGGAATGGAAAGCCGGCACGGTGATCCTGAACGAACGGGACGGTCGGCTACGCCTGTCGGTCAGCTACTATCCCGAACTCGGCGCGAAACCAGCGCTCGACGAGCGGCGGCGCCTGAGCGTGCGCCTGGCCGGCGCCATTCCGGGCCGTCCGGCTCTGTCGCTGGAATGCGAAGACGATCAGGACCTGATCCAGCTCGTCGACGCCGTCCGCAAACTGACGGAGTTACGTCTGCAGCGCGGCTTCTGGGAGGAGCGGCGGGCGTCGGCCGGCTCACCGTCGAGGCCCTGGGGCAACCGCCGCGCGTGGAATGCGGTGCAGACGCACCTTGATCGAGTCACCATCCAGCGCCTCCACTTTGCCAACGATTGCAACCACGCCTGGGCCCGCCGGATCGCGACGCGGGCCGCGTACTGGCGGACTGGAGCGGTTGACCTGGTCCTGCCCGCCGACAGGCTCCTCGGCGGCCATACTTGGCCGTGGGACCAGCTCCAAAACTTCCTGCGCTACAAGCTGCGCGAAGCAGGCGCGACGCTCACGGTGAGCCAGGAATCTCCGGTGGAGGAACCGGCCGATGCGCTCGCTCCATGAGCTGCCGCGGTTCGAGGACCGCTGAGTTTGCAGTATCGCACCCACACACGCGGGGACGTGGGGCTGGTCAACCCTAGCCAGCCATGTCCCCCCGCGATCGCACCCACACACGCGGGGACGTGGGGCTTGGGAAGTTCGTGCGCCAGCATCGGGCTTTATCGCACCCACACACGCGGGGACGTGGGGAATGGGCATTGCGAACGACAGCCATTACCATGATCGCACCCACACACGCGGGGACGTGGGGCGTAAGCACACACACGCGGGGACGTGGGGAAGAGCCAGGAATCTCCGGCGGAGGAACCGGCCGATGCGCTCGCTCCATGAGCTGCTTCGAGGGAGTGACGCTGGTCACTCGCCGCCGAAAAGCTCTTTGACAACTCGCGATTGTTTTCGGCGGAGTTTTCCAGTATCGCACCCGCACACGCGGGGACGTGGGGAACGGCTCCCAGAACTTATGGTCGAAGCCGAGAAGGAGTGCATGACGCAACGGGAGATTCGCCGCGAACGCTATCGGATCGAGCGGGACATCGACCAAGCGGCCTTGGACGTTGCATCGCACCCACACACGCGGGGACGTGGGGGTTGGTCATGGCACCCACACACGCGGGGACGTGGGGGACTTGGCATGAGCGCCGAGCATCGCACCCGGAAGAATCGGTTTGAGTCGCATGCCGGCCGAGGATAGCCGCCCCACCGGATAACACAAGCCCGACGCGCCAGCGCCGGGTTTTTAGTATGTTCTCCCCTGCGGCTGGCCAGTGTAAGCGGATGCTGCCGCGACCACCACCGGACCGAGAACGGAGACGAGTAAGGAAAATAGTGCCGACGTTCTTGTGCGGATCCAGGTTGGTTTCGTGGGCACGATTCGCCGGCTGGTCACGGGAACGACCACCATCTGTTGCGCGCTTTGAATCAACATCGTCCGCCGCTGCAGGTTGGTATACGAACGCGCGATCATTCTCCGGGGTGCTACGACTACGGCGCCGCCTCCGCTCGCATCGTGCGTCAATGCAGGGAATGGCTCATTTCGCAAAAAGAAGTCAAACCCAGCCGTCCCGCCTTCGGCCGCAAGAGTCGGAACGGTTGCCGTGTCCCAATATGTATTTCCGTTGCCTGCTGAGCCGGTGGCGTCGAGCCTGACTTTTACAACGCCTTTGGCCGTCGGCGTGAAGGGAGAGAGAGTGAGAGTATTCCACTGGCTCGCAGAGCCGGCGTCCGTGACCGTTTGCGTCGTGACGCCGATTTCGCCGTTGGAAATGAGAGTTATTTGCGGCTTGGTCCCACCTCCATAGTTGGCGTCGCGCTGGACCTTGATGCTGATAGTCGTACTCACGGCTTCGACGGGAACGAGTAGGTCATGGTCGCCGGGACCGGTGCACTTGATGGATGGACTAACGTCAACGGTGGTTGTTTCTTTCACGCATATGTCGTGACGTTCCAGATAACCGATCGCGAGGCTGGCACTGGCAAACGTCGAACCACCGCCAGACGGACGCGGCCGGTTCCAACCGTCAATCGTGGGGGTGGCAATGGCGCCCGAGTTCCCGAAGGCAAGGAACGGGCTGTAAATAGTCGGCATCATGAACGGTCGTTGTTGCCGGTTAAGCATCATCGCCTGGCCGATCTCAAAGAGGGGAGCGTAGGTCGTGCCAGTTTGCGAGTTCGCGCCAGCAGACACGTTCGTGCGTATCGTCGAGCCTTGCAGGTAGTTGTAATTCTCCACCAGTTCGCCAGATACGGCGGCCTGCAAGACCGCGTTCGTACCGCCGATAACGATGCTATTGTATACTCCGACAGGGGTCGTGGTTGACCAGTTATTGTTGATGACCCTGACGCCCCTGGAACTACCCACGTAGGTGCAATTGCTGATGACGCACCCGGACGGTTTACCGGTGTTGGCTATCGTCGCAGGCGAATCGAATCCCACAAACTGGGCCCCACCGCTGCCTACGCACTGGGAAATCGTGAAGTTGATGTTCACATCTGCCGCTTGATTCGGGTCGCGTGCATCTATCTCGATACACACCGAACTGTTGTGAACGGCCAGGAATCTACAGCGCGTAATTGTGAAGTTAGCTGCCTGCGTCGGAGTGGTGCTGTTAACCCAGTAAATGCCATCCGATTGCACGCTCCAGAAGAAATCGCAATCAGAGATGGTTATGTCGTGGGATACGGCGGTCGAATTTCGCAGACACGCAGCGGTGGCATTGGTGCCGCCGACAAAACTAATGTTCTGGAAGGTCAGAAAGGATTTTCCGGCAAGATCCAGAGTCGTTGAGGCACTGGGCGCGGTCGTGTCGTTTGTCGTGTAAGCGGTAAGTTGGACCTCACCGGGCACGTCTCCAGTCTTAGCTCCGTCGACGTCACCGATGAAAGTTATCGCTGACGCACTGCCGCCATACGCAGCCGTCACGACTTCCCGATACTGACCCGAGCCGAAATAGACTGAATCTCCATCGGTAACGCTAAGGCTTGAATTGCCCAGCGCAAGGCCCCAGGTTTTCCACATGCCGCCAACGACCCAAGTACGACCCGATGCAGAGGCCAATGTTCCGCCGCTGAACGTCAAGGATGTGGACGATCCCACGGCCGTGATCGTTCGATAGCGGGCCGTGCCGCCGGAATCGGTAATCTTTATTCCGTGACCGATGTCAGCCGCCGACCAGTTCGCCGAGGCCGATGTGAGCGTGTTGGTTCCATTCAAAACTCCGTCTGAACCGGAACTGCGCACCGTCTTCGATGTGCCGCCGTTGGCATCGTTGCCGTTCGTCGTGGATACCAACCAGGTAGTGGACACGTTCCTCGCTCCCGACCTTTTTCGCTCCGAACATTCAGAAATTAAGTAAGGCTTTGATCAGGTACGACTTGATGATGTGGAGCAATTCGATTCTTTGTGCTGCACTGAGGTTTCCCAGCACGGCCGGAAAATTGACTATGTTCGCGCCAGTAAAATCGTGAAGTAGGGCCCCGGTCTGCGAGTCATTGAGCGTACAAGACCACGTAAGGCGCGGCACCGTAACGCTGGCCGATCCAAGGTCGGTTATCACTTCACTGCGAATGTCGTAAGCCAAGAGCTACTCCCTCCGT